CCAGACCGTAGCTCTAAACGAAGGTCAACGTGATACACTATATGATCTAAAGATTAACCCAATTCCATTCTTTAATGGTGTAGGTTTAGTTGCATATGGTCAAAAGACTCGTGCAAGAAATGCTTCTGCATTAGACAGAATCAACGTAGCACGTTTAGTTGTATACCTACGCAGCCAGTTGAACAAACTAGCTCGTCCATACATTTTTGAACCAAATGACAAGATCACACGTGATGAGATCAAACAGGCAGCAGAAAGTTTGTTATTAGAGTTGGTAGGTTTGAGAGCAATTTATGACTTCGCAGTTGTTTGTGATGAAAGCAACAACACTCCTAGCAGAATCGATCGTAATGAACTATATGTTGACATTGCAATTGAACCAGTTAAGGCTGTTGAATTCATTTACATCCCATTACGTGTCAAGAACACAGGAGAGATTTAAAAATGTCAATTACATCACTAAACAATTTTGGTATTCCAACAACTAATCAGGCAGGAAGCACTCAGGTGCTTCTAATGCCTAAGTTGAAATATCGATTCCGTGTTACATTGCTAGGATTTGGTGTTGCAGCAGCAACTGAATTGACAAAGCAAGTTCAAGACGTTACTAGACCAAAAGTTTCATTTGAAGAAATGACACTAGACATCTATAACTCAAAGGTGAAACTTGCAGGCAAGCATACATTAGAAAACGTAACATTAACATTACGTGATGATGCTAGCGGTCAAGTTCAGAAATTAGTTGGTCAACAAATCCAGAAACAATATGACTTTATGGAACAGGCATCCGCTCGTTCAGGTATTGACTATAAATTTACAACACGTATCGAAGTGTTAGATGGTGGTAATGGTACATTAACTCCAGAAACATTAGAAACTTTTGAAATGTATGGTTGCTTCCTACAAAACGTAGACTACGGCGATGCTAACTACTCTACTAACGAACATATGACAGTTGCTTTAACAATTGCCTACGATAACTTAGTACAGTTTGCAGCAGGTGCAGCAGCAACAAGCCCAATCGGTGGTATTGGTGCAGCAGTAGGACGTACAATTGGAAACGCTGTAACAGGCGCAACAGGCGGCGCTTAATTAACGTTAGTTCAAAAAGAGCTCGGTTAAACCGGGCTTTTTTTGTGGCATAAATATTAATATGGCCAACTACTTTACTAGATTCCTTACCGGTGTATCTGAAGGATTATTAAATCCCAAAGGACAACAAGCCAATTGGCAACACGCCACACGACTATTCATTGATAATTCTTTTAGATTATCACCCAAGACTAAATTTTTATACTATGTTAGATTTGATTTAAACAAACATACAATTAGGTCTCCTGGATGGTCAAATGAAAATTCTCAAGAAGTTGGGATGTTGGTAAAGTCTTGCGATTTACCAAAATTTAATTTTGATTCTATTGTTAAAAATCAATATAATAGAAAAAAACTTGTATACAAAGGCATTAACTACGAGCCAATTAATATATCCTTACACGACGACAGTGACGGAGTAGTTAATGCGTTATGGGCAATATACTATGGCTATTATATTGCTGATAGATTGAATCCTAATGCAGCATATTCAGCTACACATCTTCGACCTGCAAACACTAATTTAGATCTATTCCGATACGGTTTAGATAACGATGTATCCGATCCATTTTTTAATTCAGTGAGTATATACACAATGAGTCGACGACGATTCATCGGATATACACTAGTGAATCCAAGAATCAAATCTTGGCAACACGGTGCTATGGACTATTCTGCATCAGAATTTAATGAAAGTCAAATGACATTAGAATACGAAGCTGTAAAATATTCAGCAGGAACTGTGTCATACAATAATCCTAAAGGTTTTGCAAATCTTCATTACGATACAACACCAAGTCCTATCTCAGTTGCCGGCGGAGGCGTGGCCACACTAACAGGTGAAGGCGGTGTACTAGACGGACTAGAATCAGTGTTCGGTGCAGTAGGTGACGGAACAGCATTTGATAGTTGGGGTGGATTTATGAGTACTGCTATCAAAGCAGTTAACACATACAAAAATGTTAAACAATTATCTACAGCACAATTAAAATCTGAAGCAATTAATATTCTAAGTAATCCTGGAAATATTTCATCAGCAGTATCCACAGTTGGAGGTGTTGTTGGCGCAATATTTCCAAAGAGTGCATCAACAGAAAATACAACTACTGCATCACAAAGAAATCTAACAGGAAATTAATATGGCAACAAATTTACCCAGTCAAGTTGTAGAAGATAGTGCTGCCGGAACAAAACTATTTTTTGAAAGATATGGCGAAGCTCCGATGGAATTTTCGTCAATGGAAATTGACCTAGCACATTCATTTTTTCAATCTGCGGGATTTTCAAAAGATGCTGCCGATGTAGTTGCAATGACTTTGTTAAGGCAGGCCAAAATAGATTCGATTCCTGTGGGTCAATTATTAGATACTTTAAAAAATTTTAATTATTTAGAATTAAATCAAATAGTAGGTGAAGTTTTAAACAACAATCGAGTACCAACTTCTATACTAGGATTTAGAACAACTGACGTCAAACCTATTCAGATAAGAAACATAGCAGCATAATGGCAAAATTTGCACAGGGAAGATTTGAAATGAAAAATCCTGACAAGTATGTTGGGAAAAAAACTCCTTTGGCACGTAGTAGTTGGGAATTTGTTTTTATGCGAATGCTTGACGAACATCCTGGCGTACAAAATTGGGCCAGTGAAAGTATACAAATACCTTATAGAGATCCCTTAACAGGAAAAAGCACAATCTATGTCCCAGACTTCTTTATTGTCTATGTTGACAAGAATGGCAGTAAACACGCCGAAGTAGTAGAAGTTAAACCTAGCAATCATACTATTTTAGAAAAAGTTGGCAAGAGCTTGTACAACCAAGAACAGTATGTTAAGAATATGGCCAAATGGGAAGCAGCAAATAAATGGTGCAAACAACAGGGTGTTAGATTTCGAGTAGTTAGTGAAAATGATATTTTTCACCAAGGCGGCAAACGGAAATAAGTAAAGTATGACCAAGAAACTTGAAGAACTCTTTAACTTAGATTCAGCTGAGGCTGTAAAGGCTGCTGAAGATACTACTCCTGTTCCAACCCACGAGCAGGTTAAAAGTTTAGATGATAGTTATGCTGAAGTAGCTAAAATTACCAGCACGTTGCCGCAGATACAAGAATTAGAAAATCTAGACGAAAACGAGCTAGATAACCTAGCTAAAAAAGCAGAGCAGGCCTACGACGATCTTATGGATTTAGGTATGAACGTAGAAGTACGTTATGCTAGTCGTATTTTTGAAGTAGCTAGTTCTATGATGGGCAACGCTATTACTGCTAAAACTAACAAAATTGAAAAGAAATTAAAAGCTGTTGACCTACAACTTAAAAAATTAAAAATTGATAACGATGCGGGTAACGATCCAAACGATGTTATCAACGGCCAAGGGTATGTGATCACAGACCGCAATGAGCTACTGAAAAAATTAGGCGGAAAAGCATAAATACTACTATGAAAACTTTTAAAGAATATCTTGCCGAAAGCAAAAAGAGCTACCCTTTTAGATTAAAGGTAGCAGGCGAATTGCCTGAAAATTTTGTTAAAGAACTCAAAGATTGCATCGGAAAAGCAAATCCAGCAATCATTGAAAAATCTAAAACACCTATTCAAGCAACTCCACTAGATTTTCCGGAACTAAGCAATGTTGAAGTTCACACATTTGAAGTAGTATGCGAATATCCAATTACTGCTCCTGAGCTTGCAGAACACGTAAAATACTTTGTTCCAGAATCTAATTTTAGAGTCAGAAACGGTGGTGATGCAGGCGAAGTAGAACACAATACAGCGGATATGGAACCAAGTGGTGAATCAGTATTAGCAGAGCCTTACAACGATAAGGTAAAGCACAAAGACTACTTCGGCGATGATTTTAATAAAAGTTTCTTGAAAGATTTAGCAAAGGCCGCCAAGGAACGCAAAAAAGACGGTGTGCAGACAGAATACAAGCTGCCTAAGGCCAAACAAGACAAAGCAGGCGTTAAGAGCGCCTTAGGGAGTTAATATGAATTTTAATGATTTAATGGCAAGAATGAGAGAGCTTGATCAACCAGCAGTTGAGGCAGCTCCAGTTGTAACAGACGAGTGTGGAGAAATGCCTCCTAGCCCAATGGGCAATATGGGTAAACCAGATGCTCCTCCTCCAAGTATGAGCGTTAACTTAAATGCACAAGGTTTAGATAATATTGAAGAACTATTATCTTTAATCAAGGCAGTTAACCCAGGTATGGATAAGCCTGCTGCTCCAATGGGCGGTATGCCACACATTGAAATTGAACCAATGGACAAGCCAGAAGGCGGTATGCCTAAGCTAGGCGGTCTAGGCGATCTAGACAAAGGCCCATTGAAAATGCTTCCTGATATGGATGCTGACAACGATGAAAAAGTAGGCGGCGAAGAAGGTCCTGAAGAAAAAGGCGAAGAAGATAAAGAAGACGAAGCATTTGGAAATTCAGTTCCAGGTTCTGAGCCAGAAGTTAAAGATGTTAGCGCAGCTATTCCGGACGGTAATGATTTAAACAAACCTAAACAAATGGTTAAACACAGCTATCGTCAAGGCGACAATCCAATGGCCATGGAAGGCGAAGAATTACGTGCTTCTATTAGAGCAGAATTACTGCGTAGATTAGAAGAAGCTAAAGGAGCGAAATAATGGCAGATTTATACGGCGACGCATTAGGTGGCGGTTTAACAGGTAACGTCGACAGTAATGCAAGAAAATTATTAGGTGACGGCGCATCAGGCGTTGGACCATATACTAGTTTTGGTACTCCAAAATTACAAGCAATTAAAGTTGTTTCTGCAACAATTGACTTTACAACAACTCCCGCAGCAGCTAACAGTAATTTAGCTAAAGCAGTTTTTGCCCTACAGTCTTTATCTGAAATTTATTATGTTGGTAAACCAACAGCATCTGGTGCTAACCAATTTGTTGCATTAGTTAATATTAACAAAACAGATGCAGGAAATGGATATGCAGCATCGGGAAGCGCAGACGGTTCTTACGAAAACCTAGAAGATGTCATCGGTGCAGCGTTAGGTGTTGCCGAAAACGACATCACAATTACAGACGTAGCGTTAACTGGTTTAACATTCGCTTAATTGTATAAACACTCAAATAGGGCCTCCGGGCCCTATTTTTTTCATTAAATAATAGTATGGCAAAATCATTAGACGGTAATTTAGTTAAGAAAGCTCACGCTCAAACCAGGTATACACTTGAGGAAGTAGAACATCTTGAAAAGTGTATGGATCCTGTAAACGGGCCGTTGTACTTTGCTAGAAACTTTATTAAAATTCAACACCCGGTTAGAGGTAGCATACCTTTTGAACCTTATGAATATCAGGTTAGACTAATACAGGCCTATCACGAAAACAAGCAATGTATTGCAATGTTACCGCGTCAGATGGGTAAAACAACCTGTGCAGTTGCTTACCTGCTGTGGTACACAATGTTTGTTCCAGACTGCCAAGTTCTTATTGCCGCACACAAATATGAAGGTGCTAAAGACATTATGGATCGTTACCGTTTTGGTTACGAAAACTTACCTGACTTTATTCGTGCTGGTGTTTATTCATACAATAGAAACACAATCGAATACGATAACGGAGCACGTATTCAAGCTACCACAACAACAGAAAACACCGGTCGTGGTAAGTCTTTATCATTAATATACTGTGACGAGTTTGCATTTGTTCAACCACCTGAAAAGGCCAAAGAGTTTTGGACTGCCCTATCTCCTACATTGGCTACAGGTGGTAAAGCACTGATTACATCAACACCAAACTCGGACGAAGATCAGTTTGCTCTTATCTGGACTGAAGCTAATAAACGTTTTGACGAGTACGGCAACGAGACAAAATTAGGACCTAACGGATTCTTTCCATTCTTTGCTCACTGGCGTGAAAACCCGTTACGCGACGATGCCTGGGCCTCTGTCGAACGTGCTAAAATTGGTGAAGAACGTTTCCGCCGAGAGTTTGAATGTGAGTTCTTGATCTTCGACGAAACACTAATCAATTCAGTTAAACTTGCAGCATTAGAGGGAATTGATCCAACTATGACCATGGGTCAAACACGTTGGTATAAAGATATAGATTCTAGATGCACATATCTTGTTGCTCTAGATCCTAGTCTAGGTACAGGCGGTGACTACGGTGCTATACAGGTTTTTGAAATGCCCTCAATGACTCAGGTAGCGGAATGGCATCATAATACTACTCCAGTACAGCAACAGGTCAAACATATGCGTGAAATATTGAAATACATTCAATCACGCGGAGAAGAAAAAGGCGGTGTTCCGCAAATTTATTATTCTGTTGAAAATAATTCTCTAGGTGAAGCCGCTCTTATTGTTATTAACGACATAGGAGAAGAAAACTTTCCTGGTTTATTCTTAAGTGAGCCTATACGTAAAGGACACGTTCGTAAATTCCGTAAAGGATTTAATACTACACATCGCAGTAAAGTTACTGCTTGTTCTCAGTTTAAAAATTTACTAGAAACTAATAAGATGACAATTACATCTAAACCGCTGATTTCTGAGTTAAAAACGTATGTTGCCAGCGGACTTGGTTTTAAGGCCAAAACAGGAGAACACGACGACCTAGTGAGCTCTACGTTACTGATCATACGTATGGCAGACGTACTAGCAGATTGGGATCCTACAGTTTACGAAAAAATGACTGAAAAAATTACAGAGGAATCTATGCCGCTGCCTATCTTTGTAAGCAGCGGGTTTTGATAAATATAACTATGGACGCAAGAAACAATATCGCTACAGATTTATTCTATAAAATTAGAAGCCGTTTTAAGAACCTAAAATTAGGTGCTGAAACAGGCCAAATTACCATCAATCCTGAAGAAGCTAGATTCTTTGATTTTGATTATATGGAAGGTCAAACACCGATGGGTCACGTTAGTGTTAGCCTAGCAGAACCAAATTCTATGAAGGTATACTTCAGTCACGGAATTGCCGAAGGTATGGATGATCATCAGAAAGGTAATTGGTATAAGTTTTTGCGAGAATTACGTGAATTTGCTAAACGCAGACTATTAGCATTTGACACAAGAGATATTGCTAAGGATAATTTAGATCGTAGAGATTATGAATTTTTAGCTGCAAATGCGCAACCTAAGCAAACACAACCAAACACAATACAGAAACCAGTCGGAGAAAGCATTATGGCAGAAAGCTCAATGTACGGTAGCAGATTAATGAGTTACCAGAATTTAATGGATACTAAATTGATTATCAAACATAGTCAAGCAGTAATGGATGATCAACAACCTGGCGCACGAACAAGACACATTGCAGCACTTTTTGTAGAAAATCAAGACGGTGAAAGATTTAAATATCCTTTCATCCACCTAGCTGGTGCTCGTGCTATGCAACGCCACGTGGCCAACGGTGGTGTACCCTATGACGACATTGGTAAAAGTATTATTCAAATGAGTGAAGAAATTGCTCAATTAAAGAGCTTTGGTGGTTATGTTGTTCGTAACGATCTAATGAATTCAGAAACAAATTCAGTGGTTGAACGTTCTACACAATACCTAAATAGCCTACGCGAGCAAATTAAGGCCCTAGCAAAACAAAGTCACTACGAAGCATATAGAGAAAATTTCCAGGCATATGACAGCGAAGAAGTACCGCAGGATGTAGTTGAAGATTTCAAAGAAAAATTTACAGTACGATCATTTAAAGAAGACATTGCATCAGTATTTCCGGTCTTATATAGACTAATGAAAGAAGGAAACACTATAGGCTACGACGACATAGTCGCTTTAACACAAGAAGATATGCAAGAAGACATCGAAGTTGAGCAGACACAAGATGATCCATTTGCCAAGTTTGAAAACTGGGTAATGGGTCTTGGAGAAGAGTCTGCTATAACTTCTGAAGATCCAGAAGAACAACAATCAGCCTTACAAAAATTACAAGAATTAGTTGGACAAGAATTTCCTGCAGGTACAGATGGCACAAACGCAATTGAAAGTTTAAAAGGCCTAATTGAAGATCCAGAATTATACAAACGAATTAAGGCAACAGCGGCGGAAGATGCAAATGCAGACGTCCGCCCTCAAATCCAAGGTTGGTTAGAATTAAATGCACCAGAGGCACTAGAGTCATTAGACTTTGGCGATATGGGAGCAGCCGCAGCTGAAGAACCAGCAGCAGCAGAAGTTCCTGCAGAAGAACCGGCAGAAGTTCCAGCAGCAGCACCTGCAGAAGAACCACAAATGGCCAGCGATGATCCAGAAGAAAGACACGAGGGCAAGATGGGCGTTAAAGAATTAGCTGAATTCATTCATTCATTTTACGACCAAGAATCAGGTACATTCCCCAAAGGCCCAGAAGGTGTTTGCACAATGGTAGGCAAGAAGTTTGGTGAGCAGGCAGAGCAGGTTGCTCGCAAATTTGTTGAAAGAATGGCTCCTGAGCAGACTACAGAACAAAATCCTGAATTGGCTGAACTAGCAAGAGTCAGAGAACTAGCAGGCCTGTAATAGAAGGATAATCAATGAACGGTATTTTAGGAACTTGGACCTTACTTCCAAATATTAATCAGGCAATTTACACAAATGCCTACGATACTCCTAGTGTCGTTATTATCAATTTGTGTAATAGAGGAAGCACCATAGCCAACGTAAGAGTTGCTATTAGCACAAGTGCAACCTCACCAGCCGCCGGTGAATTTATTGTTTATGACCAACCAATAGATCCAAAAACTACTTTAGAAAAACAAAGTATAATGGTATCACCTGGCAAAAGCGTGGTCGTTAGATCGTCATCTAGTGATGTAAATGCTGTTATCTATGGAGTTACAAATAGAACCACTGCACCCCCAGGGATAGCAACAAACTACGGAACTGCACCTATGTGGGTAACGAACCCTACATTGCCTACATTTTATGCAGCGGATTCTTCTACGTCTATTCAATTAAGTGCTACTGACAGCGAAGGAGAAGCAGTTACTTATGCAGTGACTTCTGGATCTTTGCCAACAGGAACTAGTTTATCGTCATCTGGATTAATCACAGGCACACCAACGGCCACAGGATATTCTTTTGGATTACCAGATACAAATAGTACTGTTCAGATAACTGCAACTGATTCTAGAAGCAACGGAACTCCTCAAACTTTTAATATTGTTAAACGTTGGGCAGACGGTTCATCACAGGCGCTGGCAGCAACCAACGCACAAACAATTTATAATCTTAGTGCTACTTATCAAGGTGCTGGTGCATCTAATTGGTACTGGATTAAAGGCAACACCACAGATACTAGCCAGGCAAGAAGAATGTACTGTAGTATGAACGGTGCAGGCTATATGCTTTGGTATCATTACAGAGATCCTATGAGTGGTAGCTTAACCATTTCAGATCCAGGCAACTCTGGTACAACCTATACATTAACCAGCACAACAGCTATGTTTATGTATGCATTACCGGCTGCGATTGTTAATAACGTAACGTACCTATATTTAAATTCAGATAATGATGCTAGCTATACAACTCCAGCATTTGCTAATTTTAAATATGCAGTTGGATTAAATTCTGAATTACGAGCATGGTTAAGAGCAACCAAAGATCGAGGTAATTATTGGGGAGTTGATCTCAACCTTGTAAACAATATACGTACTCAAAATGATGTAAACTATCCAAACTATAGATTCGGTACACTAATTGGCGAAATGCAGTACGGACACAATAACGGTGGCTCAGACGAAGTAGACGGATACACATTTAGAAATAGTTATAATACCGGAGGATTTAAGTGGACATCTTCTAGCGATATTTGGAACTACGCTGGATGGGGACCAATCGATGCTTCAAGCCCAACTAGCGTAAACACAGGTTGGGGTTCTACAGGTCTTGACGAAGGTACATGGGGCGGTACTAACCGACAATATCACTTATATGCCTGGATAAAATAATAATTCAAAAAAGGCTCTTAGGAGCCTTTTTTTTTGGATAAAATATTTGTCAACTTTTTTGTATGCTAGAACGTTAATATAATACACAGGGAAGGTTTTTCTGTGTTTAACCTAAAAAAAGGAAATTACTATGAAACTAGTAGCAACTTTAGTAGCATCATTATTTGCAGTATCCGCTTTCGCTGCTGATGCACCTAAGAAAGAAGAAAAGAAAGCAGAAGCCAAACCAGCTGCATCTGCGCCAGCACCTGCTGCTAAGGAAGCTCCAAAAGCTCCTGCTAAGAAAGAAGAAGCTAAGAAGTAATTTTAATTGCCCCTTGTCAACGAAAGTTGGCACTGGGGCGTTATTATAATATCAAGGAGGGTTTTATGAAAAAACTCTTAATTGCAGGTTTAATTGGTTTATCTGCTTTTGGTGCGCAAGCAGGTCCATACCACGGACATCATGGTGGACACCATATGCATCATAGGGGTAGTTGGAATTGGGTAGTTCCAGCTGTTGTTGGAGGTGCTGTAGTATATGCCGCAACTCGCCCTGTAGTTGTTCAACAACCGCCAACGGTTATTCAACAACCGCCCGTTTATACGCAACAACAAGTATGTGGTCCTTGGACTGAAATACGCAATCCAGACGGTAGCGTGACAATTACAAGGACTTGTCAATAATGTTAATGAGGACTAGAAATGAAAAGGTTAGCAGTGATTCTTACTGCGATGATTACAATTGGGATAAGCCAAGTAAGTATGGCTCAGAAAAACCTCTTTGGGAATCATACCATTACAGAATCGTCAGCGAAGACTGCGACCAAAAAAGGACCAGTCCTTGTAAAATCCCTAAGATTACCCAAGAATAAAATTTTTACAGGTAATCCTCATAAAATTACTTTATTTGCAGACGATAAAGAATATGATATTATAGAAGTTGACGATATTATTACATCTTATCGTCGACGCGATCTTCAAAGAATTCAAACAGACCCAACACCAGATGATCCGGACGGGTTAATTACTGAAGAAATACGGTGGAAACTATTTTTAGCAAGAACAGCGGCTATGATTCGTTATCACCAAATCCACTCATAGAGTGGATTTTTTTTGGTGAAATAAAATCTTAAAAACCCTTTGACTTTGCTAAATAAAAAGCGCATAATAGTTGTTATGCGATAGGCATAAAGTCATTTACATTAAAGGCATAAGGAGGCTATAAAATGGCAACATTAGCAGAAATTCGTGCAAAACTTCAAGAAGCACAAGGCAAGTCCACAGGACAATCAACAGGCGGCGGCGATAACGCAATTTACCCACACTGGAATATGCAGGAAGGTAAAGAAGCCGTAGTACGTTTTCTACCAGACGGTAACCCAAACAACACTTTCTTTTGGGTAGAGCGTGCAATGATCAAACTCCCATTTGCAGGTATTAAAGGTGAAACAGATTCACGTCCAGTTCAAGTACAGGTTCCCTGTGTTGAAATGTACAACGATGGTTCAGTTTGTCCTATTCTATCTGAAGTGCGTGGTTGGTTTAAAGACAAATCACTAGAAGAAATGGGTCGTAAATATTGGAAGAAGCGTTCATACATTTTCCAAGGCTTTGTAGTTGAAGATGCACTCAAAGAAGATAATACACCAGACAATCCGATTCGTAGATTCATTATCGGTCCTCAGATTTTCCAAACTATTAAATCTGCTCTTATGGACCCTGAGTTGGAAGAATTGCCAACTGACTACCTCCGTGGTGTAGATTTCCGTATTGCTAAAACCAGCAAAGGCGGATTTGCTGACTACTCTACTTCAAAGTGGAGCCGTCGTGAACGTTCAATTTCTGATGCAGATAAGGCAGCGATTGAACAATTTGGTTTGTTTAATCTATCAGACTTCCTACCTAAGAAGCCGACAGACGTTGAACTCAAGGTTATGAAAGAAATGTTTGAAGCGTCAGTTGACGGTGAAGCATATGATATGGACCGTTGGGGACAATACTTCAAACCAGCAGGTATGGGTCAAGCAACTGGTGATCCTAACAAAGCAGCCGCTCCGGCAGCTCGCGTTAGCGCACCTGCTCCTCAAACATCTAGTGAAGAAGATCTTCCTTGGGAAGATTCTGCTCCTGCAGAAGCACCTGCTCCAAAGGCAGCACCTGCTCCAGCAGCCGGCGGTGAAAACGCATCACGTGCTCAAGACATCTTGGCAATGATTCGTAATCGTCAAAAGCAATAATCAACACGGCTCGGGCCACTGTGACTTAGTCATACGCCCGGGCTCTCTTCACTATTTAGGAGATAATAATGAAACTAGACAAACTAACAAAAGTAAATGAGTCAATTACTATCAATCGTTACGACAACGGTTGGATGGTTGAAATTGGCGGCAGAAATAAAAAAGAAGATTGGGCAAATACCAAGACCCTTTGCAACACAGAAGAAGAAGTAATCACTCTAATTAAAGAGTGGAATAAACTACCATTGGATCAATAATTATGGCAAAAGCATTTGATATTTCTAAATTTAGAAAGTCAATTACTAAGTCTATTGACGGTCTTAGTATTGGCTTTAACGACCCTACTGATTGGGTCAGCACAGGCAATTTTGCCTTAAACTATTTGATCAGCGGCGATTTCCATAAAGGGGTTCCGTTGGGAAAAGTGACTGTATTTGCCGGTGAATCAGGTGCAGGTAAATCATATATCTGTTCCGGTAACCTTATCAAGGCAGCACAGGCACAGGGAATTTATCCTATCTTGATCGATACAGAAAATGCTCTTGACGAAGATTGGCTCAAGGCATTAGGCGTCGATACTTCAGAAGATAAGTTGCTAAAACTTAATATGGCAATGATCGATGATGTAGCAAAGACCATTACAGAATTTGTTGCTGAATATAAAACAATGCCAGAGGATACTCGTCCTAAAGTATTGTTTATCCTTGACTCTTTAGGTATGTTGCTTACTCCAACAGATGTTAATCAGTTTGAAGCAGGTGATTTGAAAGGCGATATGGGTCGTAAGCCTAAGGCATTGACAGCACTTGTTCGTAACTGTGTTAATATGTTTGGATCACTTAACATTGGCCTGGTTGCAACTAATCACACATACGCTTCACAAGATATGTTTGATCCAGATGACAAGATTTCAGGTGGTCAGGGCTTTATCTACGCTAGCTCTATTGTAGTTGCTATGCGTAAGTTAAAGTTAAAAGAAGATGAAGATGGTAACAAGATTTCAGAAGTTAAGGGTATTCGTGCCGCTTGTAAGATTATGAAAACTCGTTATGCTAAACCATTTGAAAGTGTACAAGTGAAGATTCCTTATGAAACAGGTATGAATCCATATAGTGGACTGGTAGATCTGGCAGAAGAAAAAGGTCTTCTAAAGAAAGAAGGTAACAGTCTTGTTTACACAACTAAAGATGGTGAAATCATCAAACAGTTCCGCAAAGCCTGGGAAAGAAATGAAAATGGTGGCTTAGATGCTATTATGTCTGACATTTCAAAACATGGTGAAAATTCCGTTTCTGAGATAACTACTAATGTCGAACCTGAAACGGAGAGCGTATAATGAAAGAAGACTTAATTGCAGATCTTTGGTCTGTTGTTGTTGAGGTAATTCCAGAAAAACAACGTGCCAATGTGGCAGCAGACTTTGTCAACACTTTAATGGACTATGGTATTAAAGAATCAACTTTAGATAGTCTATTAGGGGTTGACCCTTACCTAGATAATGCTATAGAATATGTTATCGATGGTGAGGAGATTGAAAGTGATGAGGAAGAAAATTACGGTTACGATGACGACGAGGAATAAATGAATTGGTATGATCGAGTTTCAAAGGATATTTCAAATATTCCAGATGCTGTGGCTTATTATGAAGCCCAATTAACTGAGGCAAAACAAGATGCCCGTATAGCGGGGAACATCGAGAAAGCGTCTGCGCAGATGCCCGGCATTGTTGAAAATCGATTTAATCAACTTCAAGAAATTGAAGCAATTTTAGAATACCTAAACATTGAACTTCGTCGGCTTCGTAGTCAACATTTTCGTAAGTATCTTGAAAACTATCAACGTAGCCTCTCCTCTAGAGATTGTGAAAAATTTGTAGAGGGCGAGGCCGACGTTGTAGACTTTGAAAAAATTATCAATGACTTTGCCCTACTTAGAAATAAGTGGTTGGGTATTATCAAAGCATTAGATCAAAAACAATGGCATCTAAGCAACATTGTTAAACTACGTGTAGCTGGTTTAGAAGACGCTACTCTTTAAAACCTCATACCAGGAAATACAGTTTTCTTAACCTGGTTATTATCGTGATCCATAGTTTTAAATAAATCAAATGGTAGATCTAATTGTTTGCATAGGTCTGCCATTGCTTTTGTGTCTTTAGGCAAACACATTCCTCCATACCCTCGCATTTCTGGTCCGCAGCTAAGATAATCAGGACTTGATGTTTTTCTTAATAAAAAAGTTTCTAATACTTTGTCGTAGTCTGAATTTAGTTTATCACAGACTTCGTACATAACGTTTGCAAATACTACTCGCAAAGCATTAAAAGTGTTTGAATAATACTTTAATATCTCTGCTTCAGTGGGCGTCATTCTAACTGTATTCTTAGGAAGCCAAGAATGTGCTTCACAGACCTTGTGCCAGGACCTGTCTGTATAACATCCTACTGCTAGTACATCGTGATTTCTTACAAAATCTTCTAGGGCAGATCGTTCTCTTAAAAATTCAGGAACAAAGCAAATATCTTTATCATTATATTTTTCAATTATAGATTGTGTGGTTCCTGGCACCGATGTTGATTTAAGAGCGATCACACCCTGATATTTTAAATTTTTTAAATTAGATATTGTTTGATGCACAATTGACAAATCGCATTCGCCATTTTCACCCGACGGTGTTGGCACACAAACAAATACAATTTCAGTATCCAATACACTATCGATAGTTGTATTAAATTTAGGATCGTGTTTAGTTACATCGTGTCCTAACATCTTAAATCCTTCACCAACAGCACTACCTACTGCTCCCCAACCAATAATTCCTATTTTCATATTAAGCTCTCAACAGTTTTCTTTAATCCGTCTTTCAATGATGTATATTCTGTAAATCCGGTTAATTTTTTCATCAGGGTAGTATCGGGGCAACGTCTTTTTGCACTACCTTTTGGACCTGGAAGTATTTCTAATTTCTCCGGATCTACTCCCATTATGTCTAAAATAATTCTTGCTACTTCAGCAATTTCATTTTCTTCTTGTCTGCCTACGTTAACTATATAATTTTTATTATTTGTCACTAGTCTATGAGTTATTTCAACAGCATCGTCGATATAACAAAAACTTCTTGTATCATTGCCTTTGATATAATACTCACCTTTGGCAACACGTTCAACAAATTCGCTGATGAAATGATCTACCTGACCAGGACCGTAGATATTAAAGTATCTAATAATTAACCAATCTAATCCAGAATTAGCAACTAAGTTTTCTCCTAGTGCTTTTGGTAAACTATAGCTCCAGCGAGGATTGATCACATCTTCAAACATCACAGGAACTGATTCATCAGTGGGAACTGGATATAGTCCTTTATCAATAGCACCATTAAAAATTTCACAAGTGCTTGTAAAAACAAATTTAGTATCTGTACCTTTATATCTATTAATTAAATTAAATGTTGGTAAAGTATTATTAAATGCAACTTCAGTTGGTTTTTCGTAGAACAGTTTGGTTCCATTGGTCGCGGCCATATGAACAACGACATCACAATTTGGAGAAGAATTTGTTATGTCTGGTAAACAAAGGTCTTGGCCTTCTCTTTTATCAAATACTACGGTTTCGTGTTTATCTTTAATTAAATTATAATAATGGCTACCAATAAATCCTCTATGGCCTGTAAGTAATATTTTCATAGAAATATTTATCGACTAAATATGAGCAGTTAATAGAATTGGACTACAATGCGATCTTTTAGAGTAGTGACTACACAACATAAACCTTACTATGACCTTATCGGTAAGGAATGTATTCAATCCTTTTTGAAATATTGGCCTAAAGAGGTTTCAATCGAATTATGGGCAGAAAATTTTGAACCCGACATAACAGACCCTAGATTAATAATTAAAGATTTTAATAAAATAAATCCTAGATTTGAAAACTTTAAACAATTAATGTTTTCGTCAACAACAAATGACAAAGTATTATCTAAGAAAACATTTTGGCTAAAAGGACACGTAGTTTTAACAGCTCTTGAAACTTTTGATTCCGATGTGTTTATATGGTTAGACAGTGATGTAATAACTCATAATTATGTTACCATTGAATATTTGAATTCTTTAATTCCAGAAGACACATTAGCTGTTGATGTTCCTGCAGGAGGAAAAGGTCGTGATAAAGAAGCAGAAACAGGATTTTTTGGATTAAATCTAAAAATGAAAGAATCAAAATCTGTTATCGATTACTATAGAGAATATCATACAACACTAAAAATGTTAGATACACCTAGATATATGGAAACATCCGTATGGTGGTCGGCTATAAAAAATTCAGGTGCAAAAGCTAATCATTTAAAAACATCTAAGGATCATTTGATGCCGTTTATGTATACTGAATTAGCTCAATATATGCGTCATTGGGTAGCACAAAAAAATAAGGCTAATTATTCTAAAGGCAGCAGAGAAAAAACTCAGGAAGAACAATGAAATCAACAGCCCAAGCATATCAAGATTTATTCGTATATTCTTTATTCGGTAATAATGGAACATACATTGAAGTTGGTGCTCATAAACCAATAAAAAACAGTAACACTTATAATTTAGAAGTAACGTGCGGCTGGAAAGGATTTGGCATAGAATTCAATGATTCTTTAAAAGAGTTTTGGGAAAAATCTCCTGAAAGAAAAAATAAAATTTATTGGGAAGATGCATTGACATTTAATTACATCAATGCATTAACAGAAAATCTTTTACCAACACACATAAATTATTTGTCTTGTGATATAGAACCTCCAGAAAATACATTTAATGCTCTTAAGAATATTGTTGGTCAAGGAATTACTTTTGATATAATTACATTTGAACACGATTTATATAATTCAACAGTTGACTATAATTTAATTGCTACTGAGTTTTTATTAAACAACGGGTATAAAGTAGCAGTTACCGATGTATATTATAAAAAAGAAGAAAATTTATTCGAAACATGGTTTTTAAAAGACAACATAGAATTTAAAACTTGTTCGTTTAATGAATGGAAAGAAAGAACAAATTTGTTATGAAAAAAATTGTTTTAATTACCGGAGGCTTTGATCCTCTACATTCTGGTCATATTGCTTATTTTAAAGCAGCAAAGGCATTGGGTGATATTTTAGTTGTAGGCGTAAATTCTGACGCTTGGCTAACACGCAAAAAAGGTGCTCCTTTTATGCCTTATATGGAACGTGCATCAATTGTACGGAATATAGTTGGTGTAGATTTTGTTATAGACTTTAATGACAGTGACGGTAGTGCTAAACACGCCATACAAATGGTGCGTCAAAGTTATCCTCAAGAACGTATTATTTTTGCCAACGGTGGAGATAGAACCAAAGAAAATATTCCCGAAATGGACATCAAAGACGACAACCTAGAATTTGTGTTTGGTGTTGGCGGAGAAGATAAAAAGAATTCTAGTTCTTGGATTTTACAGGAATGGAAAGCACCTAAGACTGAACGTCAATGGGGTTACTATCGTGTTCTGCACGAAGTTCCTGGAATGAAAGTTAAGGAACTAACAGTTAATCCAGGTTGCAAATTATCAATGCAAAGACATAAGTATCGTTCAGAATATTGGATAGTGAGTGAAGGTAGAGCCGATGTTAACAAAATGATGGACAGCGGTTACTCGTTGCCGACTGCTAGATTAGAATTGCACGACGAAGAAGATATTCCAGTCGGACAATGGCACCAATTAACAAACCCTTACGATGTGCCTTGTAGAATTGTAGAAATTCAATACGGTGAGCGTTGCGAAGAAGAGGACATAGAAAGAAAATGATTAGAATATTCATTGGGTACGATCCTCGTGAAGCCGTGGCGTTTCACGTGTGTTCGAACAGTATTATTAGACAGGCTAGTTGCCCTGTTAGTATTACTCCCCTGGCGTTGAATACATTCAATGAGTACAAAGAAACACACAGCGATGGTAGTAATCAATTTATCTACTCTAGATTCTTAACACCTGCCCTATCGGACTTTATGGGCTGGGCTATATTTGTCGACGGCGATATGATTTTAAGAGATGATATTTTAAAATTATGGAATCTAAGAGACGAGTCAAAGGCAGTAATGGTAGTCAAACACGACTATAAAACTAAGATGACAGAAAAATATCTAGGCAGTAAGAACGAAGACTATCCTAGAAAAAATTGGTCTAGTGTTATCTTATGGAATTGCAGCCATCCTAAAAATAGAATCTTAACACCTAACTTCATTGAAAAATCTACAGGTGCACAGCTACATAGATTTACTTGGTTAGAAGACAATGACATTGGCGAATTGCCTAAAGAATGGAACTGGCTGGATGTCGAATATGATTATAACCCAGATGCAAAATTAGTTCATTATACGTTAGGTACACCTTGCTTCCACGAATTTGCACATCAAGGAAGTTTTTCAGGCGAATGGCATCTTGAAAGAATTTATGCAGATTGGTGTCAACAAAGGAATCTATGAACAATTGGTTATTTTTAAGCAAAGACGGCCAGGACGAATATATTAATATGTTTGCTATCGGCACCGGAGGAAGAGTGGTGTCGACTGAAGATTTTATCTTTGAAGATTCCGAAGATCCTATTGTGATGAGAGGAATATTAAAAAAGAAAATAATTCAACAATGCTGGCGTGAACAACGAGATTTTTATTTTATTGACACTGGATATTTAGGAAATCAAAAAAGTCCTGTAAATCCAATGGGTTGGAAATACTATCATAGAATTGTAAAAAACGATTTGCAATACGAAGGAGATATAATTCCTAGACCTAATGATAGATTTAAACAGTTAGCTATTCCGATTAGCGATTGGAAAAAAGGCGGAAGAAAAGTTTTAATTGCTGCACCCGATGAAAAACCTATGAGGTTCTACGGATTAGATCGAGAACAATGGTTGGAAGAAACTATAGAAACAATTAAGAAATATACCGATAGACCGATTGTTGTTAGGGATAGAGTTAAGAGTAGATTAGATCGTGTAATTCATAATACACTAAAAGAAGCACTCGATGACGATGTTCATTGCCTAGTTACTTTTAATAGTAATTCTGCAACTGAGTCAGTCCTACACGGAATACCAGCATTTATACTTGCTCCAAGCCATGCGGCTAGTCCAGTAACATTAAGAGACTTAAGCAAGATTGAAAATCCGTATTATGCAGACAAGGATAAAGTTTATGCTTGGGCTTGTCATCTAGCATATCTGCAATATCATAACAACGAACTTAGAGATGGTTCTGCAAAAAAGATGTTAGAAGAAACATATGAGTTAATAAAGGAACATAGATGAACTTAAATTTTATTACCAGTCTTTCTAAAGAATATTGGGAAGGAACAGGAAAATTTTGTCTAAAGACTTGGAAAAATTTTCCAGGCACAGTGACAGTTTATATCGATCAACAAGAAGGTGACATAGCCTGGATCAATGAACTACCATCATCCTTTGTTAAAAAATTAGTTCGTGTTCCTAATCTAAATTTAGAAGATAGAGATTCTACAAAAATTAGAAAATTCTGGGGTAAAGCCTGCGCCCAGATATCTGCAATGAGAGAACGAGGTAAAGATGAAAGAATAGTTTGGATAGATGCTGACGTTGAACAAACAGCATCCACTTTACCAGAATCTATTTTTTCTTTTAGTTTTATGGAACCAATTGCAATGTTAAACTCCGGTGACGGCGAAGACTGTTGGGAATCCGGCATAGTTGTTTTTAATCAAACTGCCGATAAGATCGATTTGGTTGTTAGAAAATATGAAAATATGTATCTAAATCAAGATAACTTGTTTAGTCTATGGAAACCTTACGATGCACAGGCATTAGGTGCTGTGGCAATGGAAAGAGGATTTTTAAATTTATGCAAGAAAAAATGTCCTAATGCAGAAGCATTAGCTAATAGTCACTTTGCTCCATATTTTAAACATTGGATTAATAAAGATAATAAAAAATTATTAATTGAAAAGAATAAATGACAACAGTAGCGGTATACCACGGTTCTGTACCAAACAAAAAGAGCCAAGAAAAAATTGATCTTTTAAGATACTTCTCTGAAGGTGCTAGAAGAACAGGATCAATAGTCTACGACTATCTTGATCACTCTTATCGACCATCGGATGTGGCCATTATACAAGGTTGGGTCGCTCCCGGTCGGCCAACTGGTAAGCATTTACTCTTAAGAAATACTGTTATTCAACAACAACTTAAAAATAAAAGACACGTAATAGGTGTTGACAGCAATTTATTTCTTTATAAAAATAAAGAAAATCCTTTGCATTATCTCAGATACAGTTTTGATGGAATATTTCCTAATACAGGAATTTATTGTGATACGGAAATTGATCCATTTCGATGGAAAAAAATTAGTCATAATTTAAAAATTCAACCTAAAGAGTGGAGAACTAACGGAGACCATATTTTGTTGTTGCTACAAAGAAACGGCGGATGGAGTATGGGAAATCTTGATGTACAAGACTGGGCTAACGATGTTATAGCTCAGGTAAGACAATATTCCGATCGACACATAATTATACGACCACATCCTGGAGATAAAGATGCTATAAATTATCTTAATCCTAGACTAGGTAGATGTAAAATTAAATTTTCTAAAAGAATCACTCTTAGCTATAATAAAAATTTAGAAGATGATTTAGTAGATTGTTGGGCAGCAATTAATTATAATTCAAGTCCTGCTGTAGGAGCAGCGATTGAAGGTGTTCCTATTTTTGTAATGGATCCTGCCCGTAGTCAGTGCGCAGAAATTGCTAATACTGATTTATCTCAAATTGAAAATCCACAAATGCCCTATAGAGACAGATGGCTTGAACGATTAGCCATGTTTCATTGGAATTTTGACGAACTAAGATCCGGCGAATGCTGGAGCCATATGAAAAAATTTATATGAAAAAGATTTCTGTTATTACAAGTTTTAACGAAAAATATTATGAGTTAATTGGCAAATATTGTGTTGCTACATTTTTAAAAAATTGGCCAACTGACATTAATTTAACCTGTTACGTGGAAGAAATGTCATTAACTCCCGATCCACGTATTATACAAATTCCTTTTACAGAACTTCCTGTTGAATATTTTGATTTGCAAAAAACAAAATTTAAACAAAGAGTAAAAACTTTTTCTAAAAAAGGTTATTCTGTAATTCACGCTATGGAAAACATAGATTGCGATCTATTAATATGGATTGATTCTGATGTATTAACACATACAGCGGTTCCTAGAGAATTTTTAGAAAATTTATGTTCGTCTAAAGATCTAACTACGTTTATGGGTGTATGGCACGAAGCAAATGACAAAGAATATTTCAGTTGTGAATCAAGTTTTTTTGTTGTAAACAAAACTCATCAAAATTTTTCATTATTTTCAAAGAGATATCGTGAATATTATGATAATCGATTAACTGAGAATTTAAGAAGATTCTATGACGGTGAAGTCCTTGGAGCAACTATTAAAGATTTAGAAAAATTAGGAGGTATGAATGAAATTAATCCTAACTTTCACAAAACTCCGATGCCAAGAACCATACTAAAAGATTATTTTACTCATTTTAAGGCAGGACTAAAAGAAGATGATGACCTTGATACGAGTATTGAAGAATTAATTGGCAATATTCAAACTGTTCCAGTTTGCCAATAACTTTCTTTTCTTCTAACCTTTAGATCTTGAGGCTTACTACGGCCTAGATCTTTTCTACCGCCTTTCAAATGGTCAAGATATGCTCCCCATTCACTGTTAATCAGCGGATGACCTTCTCCAGTGATAAGATGGCTGCTCCAATCTAATTCATTTAAGGTTGAATTTCGTCGTACGACATCAAATACAAAACTATCATGCCATTCTTCTAAGGTAAAAATTCCTAATTCTGCACAATCGTACATCCATTGAAATTTTTCTAAGAATTTTTGAACAGCAGGTGAACGCAAATTCATTGCGTAAAGGCCACATTCACTAAATTTTCCTTTTCTTCCAAGAAAACACAAATCTTTGTCTGCCGGAATTAGACGTTGAATTGTTTCCATGGTAATTGGACTATGACAAATGGTATCTGCGTCCATCCAAACTAAAATATCTGCGTCAGTTTCCTTAGCACAGTGAAAAATTGCATAGACTTTGTGGGCAAATCTAACAGCATCCCATTTAAAACCTTTGCCAGCATCTTTTCTTCGACTTCGAATAGGATCTGCTGATACATCGCCGTTAGCCTTGGGAACATTTTTCCACTTTTCTTTAAATTTCATAAGCTCTTCAACTTCTTCAAGGCGTTTTAATGTCACGTGATTGTGATTTCGTATTGCAGGATTACAAAGTTCTGGATAAATGTGAAGGGTGACCTCTTCTGGCCACTTTTCACAAAAACTATCTATCATTTTTTGGCCGTATTTTGCACGACCCGCATCATTAAAAGTTGTTACCACTGCATATTTCATTTTCTTTTTTCCCAAACGTGAAATTTTTTATCAACCGAGGTGCATACCCAGCCTGTATTGTATAGAGCCTTCATTGTTTTTTTGTCTACTATAGAATTTCCTTCGACTATTACAACAGATTTAAATCTTGTCCAAAAATTATTCAATTTTTCCAGCCTATCTATTTTATCTAGGTTAAAGTATATGGCCTTTATTTCATATAATGTTTCAATATAGTCAAAATTTTCTCTATAAATTAATTTTTTTGATTTTAAAGATCTATCTTCTGCTTCTATTATAAAAGTTGTGTTATGTAAAGACACTATGTCCTGCAACATTCCAAAACCGTCACCAATTACCAAAGCATTTTCTGCTCTGCCAATAATTTTTTTGATCTTTTTTTCAAACGAGGCCATAAATTAATTAAATACTCTGATATTTATTACTCCTATGCGCTTCAAACTTTATCGTGAATACGGTGCCTTAAACAGCGCACCAATTTTTAATGCAGTCGAACAAGGACTGCGTTCACTTGGCCACGAAATTGTTAATAAAGACGAAGACATACCGGTAATTTGGTCAGTTTTATGGTCAGGCAGGATGAAAAACAATCAAGCCATATATCATAATGCTATAAAAAATAAAAAATCTGTTTTAATTATAGAAGTTGGAAATTTAAAAAGGAACGAGACCTGGAGAATTTCTTTAAACCATATAAACGGATTAGGCGTTTTTAATAATCTTACAAATTTAGACTCCTCGAGACCAGGAAAATTAGGTATAGAATTAAAATCTCCTCCTAACAAAACAAGAGGAGAGATACTAGTGGCTTGCCAACATCAAGAAAGTCTTCAATGGGAAGGTATGCCAACTATGGCAGAATGGTGTAAGGATACGATTTCTAAAATTAGACGGCACTCACAGCGCAGGATTATAGTTAGACCACATCCAAGGTCTCCATTTCCGTTTAGTGTGCCTAATGTAATATTAGAGAGGCCTAGACATATTCCAAACACCTATGATAATTTTGATATTTTTTACAACTATCATTGCGTGATTAATTATAATGCAGGACCGTCTGTTCAAGCTCCTATAAATGGGATTCCCGTGCTCTGTGATTCTTCTAGCCTAGCTGGCGAATTAAGCATTAAATGGGAAAATCTTGAAAATCCCACATTGCCAGATAGAGAAGAATGGTTTCTCAAACTCTGCCATACCGAATGGACTGTTGACGAAATAAGTCAAGGTATTCCTTTGGCAAGATTGTTCGGTTGACTTTCATATCTGCCTGTTATATAATAATTAAATGTTAAGCTCTGTGTATGCCGAAGACATTTTTCTTCGTTTTTATACTCTTGTTCAATCTGGTCAACTACACGTTCAGCACCAGGACTTCTCGCCTATTCTTAGTTTTCACGAGAAAATTTCCAATGACAGCGAACTAACAAAAAATCAAGCTAACTACATTTTAAAAATATTAGAAAAATACAAAAATGTATCGGCATTATTGGGTTTTGATTACAAAGACGCATTGTTAACAGCGCAATGGCAAAGACCTTTTAGAGTACTAGATCTTACAAAAAAAATCTATGTAGAAAACAAAGATGGATCTTTAGAAATTTGTCTAAAATTTCCATATCAATTGAAAAAAGAGTTTGACGATGAAATAAATGTTAACTTGCCTAATTCAACTAGAGTCAGTCATTGGGATCAAGAAGACAAAGTTCGACGTTTAAAATTTTACGAATACAACTTGATCAGTCTATATGAATTTGCTAATAAACACAACTTTGTAATTGACGACAGTTTTATGAGTGTGTTGTCAGATGTTGAAGAAATATGGCAAAATTCAGACAACATTATTCCCTGTTCGGAAATAATTAATTCAAAAGTTGAATTAGTAAATGCTGATCCAGAAACCGAAGAATGGTGGTCAAATACTCGCACCGAATCATTAAACAATGATTTATTACTGGCTAAGAGTATGGGATTTCCATTGAAAAAAAATCCGGTAAGTTTAGTAGAAAAAATAGCATCTTCGTCTGAAAATTTATTCTGGATTAAAAATGTTCAAGATTTCTTTAACATTAGCACTACCGTTAAAGGCAGAGTCTGTATAATTTTAGATAGAACATCTGACACACTAAAATGGTTACAAGAATTTGTAAAAGCAGCTGATCAAAATAGTGTTCCTAGAGAAGAAATTAAGGTATGTTTTAGAGATACTAAAGATTCAAAGACCGGTCTTAATGACTGGATTAAACTAGCAGGTGTTGGCGGCAAAGTGGATACTGGAAAATTTTTAATATTTGAATCTAAGCCAGCTAAATGGTTGTTTAAAGATAACCTTGATGTTAAAATGTTAGTAACAAATAACATTTATCCGCCAACAAGTGTTATTACAAAAGATTGGTTTGATTCTCATCCTTGTGTAATTTATCTAGGTGCAGCAAAACCAAGCACTCATAAAGGAAGAAAGATTGTCGAATTGTAAACTTACAATTAGAGATGAAGTTAACATTAAAGTCGATGGACTTAGTGTTGAAACACGAAGAAAAATTGTCAACAAATTAAAATTTGACCTTCCCTATGCAAGGCATATGCCAGCCTACAAACTAGGTCGCTGGGACGGAACTAAAACATATTTTAGCATTGGTGGCAACGGTTATCTTGCACACTTAGATGTTATTCTTCCTATAATAGATGAAGCAGGATACGACATTGAAGTTGAAGATTTAAGATCTTCTCATGATTTTAAATTCGATCCAGTAACTGAAAACTATTGGGCAGACAAAGGAAAAACTTGGCCTAAAGGTCATCCTGCCGAAGGACAGCCAATTGTTTTACGTGATTATCAATATGACGTTGTTAATAAATTTTTAGAAAATCCACAAGCTCTACAGGAGGTAGCAACAGGTGCCGGCAAGACAATTACTACTGCGACGTTATCGCATCTTTGTGAACCGTATGGCCGTACGATGGTTATTGTTCCGAACAAATCGCTTGTTGTCCAAACTGAAGAAGACTACAAAAATTTAGGATTAGATGTAGGAGTTTATTTTGGTGATAGAAAAGAACTTAACAGAACGCACACTATCTGTACTTGGCAAAGTCTTAACGTCTTGGATAAAAAGAGTTATGACGAAGAGAGTCTTTCGTTAGCAGAGTTTTGTGAAGGAGTAGTAGCAATCATTGTTGACGAAGTCCATCAGGCTAAGGCAGATGTATTAACAAAACTTCTTACACAAAACTTTAGAAATTGTGCCATTCGTTGGGGATTAACTGGAACTGTCCCTAAGGAAAATTGGGAATTTCAAGGTATCCTTGCTAGCATTGGTCCAGTTATTAATAACGTATCTGCACACGATCTACAACAAAAAGGAGTGTTGGCAAATCTTAATATTAATATTGTTCAAACTAACGATGTTGAGGTGTTTAGAAGTTATCAAGAAGAGTATACTTGGTTAGTAACTGATCCAAAAAGATTAACTTGGATAGCAAATAAAATTAAAGAATTAAGTCAATCAGGCAACACCCTAGTCCTCATCAATCGCATTGATACTGGAAATAAACTAATGGAGCAATTGCCAGATGCGGTGTTTATCAACGGTAGCGTTAAGTTAGATGATCGAAAGGAAGAATACGATGAAGTACGGACTAGCAATGAAAAGATTATTGTGGCGACTTATGGTGTGGCCGCTGTGGGTATTAATATCCCTAGGATTTTTAATTTGGTTCTTTTGGAACCCGGAAAGAGCTTTGTTAGGGTTATACAATCTATTGGGCGAGGTATTAGAAAAGCAGAAGACAAAGACCACGTTGAAATCTGGGATATAACTAGTACCTGCAAATATGCAAAACGACATTTAACAGAACGTAAAAAATACTATAAGGAGGCGAAATACCCCTTTACAATTATTAAGGTGAATACATGAAAATTTTAACATTAAACAATCAGGCATTTGATTTAAATGACCTGCCCGACGAAGTAGATGAAGACACTAGGTTTAGTGTATTAGATAACAGTAATCCGCAAGAACCTGATTTCTTTTTTATGCCGTTGATATTCTTAGAATCATTTAACAGTCCTGCTATTTTATTGAATATAGGAGGACACGAAATTCAAATGCCGTTGGATTGGTGTATGGTAGTAGGAGATAAAGATTGCGGTATGGATCCCGAAGTTCTTCCGTTAACAAGTATTAATGAACGAGGATTTGACGCATTAGTATTCAATCCTATTAAAGGGTTTAGAGCAGAATTTATGCCAATTGAAATTGTTAATATCTTTCAAGATGTTCGATGGTATTTTCCAAAAATGAAAAACGGACAGTTATTAACAGTTCCGTTAACTGACGGTGTTAATCCTCCTTGTGTATATTTTGTAAAAGAAGTTAGCCGTCAAAGTGAAGTGTTACAACTACATAAGTTATTATGATGTGGGACGACGAGGCGTTTAAGCGGAGATGTATTGGCTGGGTTGATAAGTTTGTTATAATCCCTCGCAAGTGTCACTACACAAGTAAATATTTGTGGTTGAAACGTGCTTATCTTGGCACAGCAATGATAACAGGTCCGGGTGAACCTGTATTTGAATATAGATGGTGTGATAAAGATCAATATCTATTTCTTAAAATTAAAGGTATCGTATGAAAGCTGGAAAAGTTTGGGGTGTTACAGAATTATTAGAAGCCAACGGTGTATTAGAGTTTCATCGCATTGAAGCCAAAGCAGGCGGAGTCTGTTCTAAACATAAACACAAATATAAGTGGAACGGATTCTTTGTTGAAAAAGGAAAGATGATTATTCGTGTATGGAAGAATAATTATGATCTAGTAGATGAAACGCTATTAGAGGCTGGACAATATACTAAAGTTGCTCCTGGCGAATATCATCAGTTTGAAGCAATTGAAGACTGTGTTGCTTTTGAATTATATTGGGCAGAATTTGATCACGACGACATTGAAAGAGAAACTGTGGGGTACAATAATGGGATCGCTTAAACCAGGAGCAGAATATATCTATGAGCGCCAAGGCGGCACAGTTTATGCACGTGAGTTTGGTTCAGACCCGTCAACAAGAGTTGCCATAGGTTGGGATTATGAGCAGGAAACTAATCCGGCAAGGGTCAGAGGATTAGATCAAAAAACAGGAAAAGCCGAACTCGACGATCATAATGAATGGATTAAGATCAGGTTAGCCGGAAAAAAGAATCCTACTTTACAAGAGGCTATTGATCGTGTTAAAATAATATATCATTTGAGTAAAGACGATGGGCAAAAATAAACACGTAGACCTTTTTAAAGATATGATTCCTGCTGTGGATATGGGCTTAAAAGAGCTTTGGGATGCCGCCACTGAAGAAGGTCGTAAAGAGATCAAAGGCGACCTGTGGAATCTTAATCGCTATATTAGTAATGTAAAAAGTAACAATTCAGAGTTACAAGAACATTACCTAATGACAGTGAATGAATTTTACAATAAGAATTGGGCAGACATTAGTAAGCATCCAAAACTGCAATGGCTTACTCTCGCAATGTGCAGCCATGAAAGTAAGAAAACACAATTCCACGAGTGGTTACCGTTAAAACGTGAAAAGAATAAGAAAGAAGAATTTTTAGCAGAACTATTTCCTAATATGAAGAGAGCAGACATTGAAACACTTGCAGCCATTACCTCAGACAAAGAAATCAAACAATATTGCGAGTCTCTTGGTTGGGATAAAAAAGAAGTCAATGGAATTAAATTATAAATGTGAATATTGCGGTAAGTTATTTGCCAAAGAAAAAACTTTGGTAGTTCATATTTGCGAACAAAAACGTCGACATCTTAGCAAAAATGAGAAGCACGTTCAGATGGGTCTAATGACCTATCAAAAATTCTACGAGATCGCACAAAAAGGGAAAAGTCAAAAATCATTTGACGAATTTGCATCTAGCCCGTACTACACCGCTTTTATCAAGTTTGGTAGTTTTATGGTTAATACTGCACCAATACATCCAGACAAATTTATTGAATTTGTAATCAAGAGCGGCGTGAAACTTGATCACTGGTGTAGAGACGAACTCTACGAAACATATGTAAAAGAATTAATTAAAATAGAACCAGCAGACGGAGCCATACAGCGTACAATACAGACTATGATGGACTGGGGTGAGAAAAACAATTCGTCTTGGGAACATTATTTTGCCTACGTGAATCTTAATCGTGCAACTCACGATATTAAAGAAGGATTGATTAGTCCTTGGGTAATTTTAAATACTAAAGAAGGCAAAACAATGCTTCAAAAAATGAACGACGAACAATTAGAAATCGTTGGACAATATATCGATCCTCAGTTTTGGATGCGTAGATTTAAGTCATTGCCAGCAGACACAGAACTAGTAAAAGATGTTATTAAAGAGGCAAAAATATTATGAAAGACAATGAAGAATATATTTCAAGAGATGATCTTGATATTGAAGTTATGAGCACCTCTGATGAAGAGCCCTGCGTTTATGTTAAATTTTCAAATTTTGCAGACGCTGAAGATGCAGAAGAATATGCAGATTTTTTAGCAGAAACATTACCTCTATTGTTATTTGAAACTACTAGGATGCAATAATATGCCTGATATCGATATTGACTTTGTTGATAGAGACAATGCCTTAAAACACTTTAAACACGTTAAGGCAAGTCGTATTGACGACGGAAAATTAGTCAAGCACAATACGGGCGTGTATATGCACGAAGTACCTATGAGTTCCCTCGAAGCAGTATGTGCGGTACCTTACGACAAAGCAGAAGAACAGGGTTATTTTAAAATTGACTTTTTGAATGTAGGTTTATACAAAGGTGTTCGAGACGAAGAACATCTTGTACAATTAATGAACACGGAGCCACTATGGGATCTTCTAGAGCAAGACGATTTCGTCAACTTACTCTTTCACGTAAACGGGCATGGTTCTATATTAAGGCAAATGAAGCCGACGAGTGTGGAACAACTGGCGGCCATTCTAGCAATGATACGCCCAGCGAAACGTTATCTGATTGGCAAAGATTGGACTACGGTGATGACGGAAGTTTGGACGAAACCGGAGAATGACGAATACTATTTTAAAAAATCACACGCTACAGCGTATGCGGTAGCTATTGTGGTTCAGATGAATTTAATCTGCGAAGGTATTAGTTACGGATTTAGTTAAGAACTTTTTCTGACCAAAGTAATAGATTTTCTTTTAATTCTTTTAACAATGATATCATTTAAACTGGTACAGGGTCCAAGAATTATTTTAACATCTTTTGTACTAAAGTTTTTAATGACATATTTGAATACAGCAATTTCTTTAAGTAAGAAAATGTTAATAGGAATCTGCCTATTAGATTCCCACCACCAGGCTTCGCCCAGTTCTAGAAATCGTTGTTTTTCTGTTTCTGTACGTATTGCAGAGTAGTCGTAAAAGCTAGTTACTTGTGCATCCTGGTTGATAATGATTCCTACGTACTCTTGATTAACGTGGGTTATAACGCTGATGAACGGAAAGTTTTCTTGTAAGTTAGTTGTTATTCTCATTCGATAAATATGCTAAAGGTCCGTAAAAATGCAATTTAATCCAGTTTATTTATACACAAATAAGTTAGACGTATTTACAAGTCCCTCGGACGCTTGGTCATCAGAGAGGTATCGTAAAGTGTACAATCGCAATTTAAAAATATATCGTGGTGTTGATAATCGCATTGACATCCAAGTTCGTAATCCCGATCAAAAAGCCAGTAACATAACTGGTTCTACTTTGGTATTTAATCTAATTTCTAAAGTGACAAAAGATTTAGTATTACAGAAAGATTTTGACACAATGGATTTATCTACAGGAAAAGTAACAGTAATTTTAACTGACAACGAATTGTTAAACGTTGATAACGGATTCTACGAATATAGTATTGTTAAAGAAATTAGAGAAACAGTTGATTCAACAGATTACCGAGTAACTTCTAAGATGCCATTGTATGTTGACAGTCAATACGGACCAACTGGGGTTTTAGAAATCCTAGGTGATGTTTATGGAACTGTAGAAAGCAGTAAGATAATCAATACCTTTAATTACGTCAATCCATTTACACAAGGAGATACTACTCCTGCTTGGTTTGAAAGCGAAATTATAGATGCAAGACCGAAAATAAAAACAGGAAATGCCCTACACACATTTCAATTTTACTCTACTAACTACGACGGATCAGTAATCATACAAGGAAGTCTAGACGATCAAGGAGCATCGCCTAGGCACGATAAATGGGTCAATATCGATTCTGTAGATCTAACTGTTGAAAGCTATAAAAACATAATTGGTAATTGGAGTTGGTTTAGAATTAAACATATTCCTTCGAGGTCATCTAACACAGCTCAATTTGTTATTAGCCAAACAATGTTATTGAATTATCAGGCATCTGTTTACAGCCCAGGTCAAGGATACCAAATTGGAGACACAATTACTATACCAGGAAATCAATTAGGCGGTGAACTAGGTACTAATGATCTAGTTATTACAGTCACAGGCGTAAGTCCCGGTGGTGCAATTGTATCTATAGATTGGACAGGTCTTTCTTATAACGGCGTCAAAACTTTTGTTCTTTCTGGCACAACTTCCGGCATTGGAAGTCTTGACAAAGTTCTCTATAGATAATATACTATATCTATGACACTAGTCGTAGATAAATTTCGAACGTTACTTCCTCCGCGAGCCAAACACTCGCCGTCTGGTTGGACATCGTTTAACGCCCCTTGTTGCCAGCATCGTGGCCATAGTCCCGATACTCGCAAACGTGGTGGTATTAGGTTTGACGGAAATAGTGTAGTTTATAATTGCTTTAACTGCAAGTTTTCTACAGGCTGGCAACCAGGGGCACCCTTTGGTGAAAAAATGAAAACACTGGCGCGATGGATGGGCGCCAGTGAAGACCTTATAAAAGATCTAGTGTTTGAAGCTCTTAAAACAGAAGGTCCCGATTATCACGAATATCATTCAGAAGATAACACCCCAATAAATTTTACAGATAAAGCATTACCAGAAGGTGCGATGCCTTTGGCAGAATGGGGGAATTTAATAGAAGGCGAAGTTGAAGAACAGATTGGTGAAGACTATTCAAACGTATTAAGATATCTAATCAGCAGAGGATATAACAATCCATTTGAATATGATTTTTATTGGAGCCCGGCTCCTGGATATATTGATAGAGTTATTGTTCCTTTTAGATGGGAAGGAAGAATAGTAGGAAATACAGCTAGAAAAGTTAGAGACGGAAAACCAAAATATCTTTCAGATCAACATCCACATTTTGTATTCAACTTTGACCGTCAAAAAGAAAATCAGAAGTATATATTTGTCTGCGAAGGTCCATTTGATGCATTGGCAATAGACGGTGTTGCTCTTCTTACTAACGATATAGCTGAACAACAATCTAGGATAATTAATAGTCTAGGTGCTGAAGTTATTGTAATTCCGGATCAAGATCAAGCAGGACTAGTATTATTTGACAGAGCTGCCGAATTAAATTGGTCAGTGGCTATGCCTAACTGGGACGACGATGTAAAAGACGTTGCAGATGCTGTAAAATCCTACGGAAAATTATTTGTTATTGTTGATGCAATAAAGACAGCACAAAAAGGATCGATTAAAATTAATATGGCTAAGAAGCAACAAGAACACAAATTGGAGAGACTCGAATATGCTAAAGAAAATACTTAATATCATTTTATATCCCTACAGAAAATATCAAGAACATCAAAGATTTAAAAAACGGATCGCTGAATTAAGAAAACGGGATCCTTTCATTTACAAATGATAAGCTGGGGAATAAACGCACTTAATCACGGCTCTAGTCTTGCCGTGTTTAAAGACGGAAAATTTATTTCAAATACCTTTGATAAGACTGACACGTTAGATACTAAGACTATTACAACTGCTCTACATCACGGAGCACCTTCGGATATATTTTGGTACGAAAGGCCTTGGATTAAAAAAGCAAGACAGGCCTATGCAGGTCAATGGCATAGAGTCTTTGATTTTCAAGCAATACCTAGTGCCTATATTAGAAGTATACGTGCTAATTATGCAAAGATGCATTATACTCCGCATCACGCAAGTCACGCTGCCGCTGGTTACTATACCAGTCCATTTAACCATTGTGCCATTGTTGTGCTTGATGCGATTGGCGAATGGGAATGCGCTACAATATGGGAAGGTAAACACGGCGAAATGAAAAAAGTATGGAGTAAGACATATCCTAACAGTTTAGGATTATTTTATTCCGCTTTCACTGAGTTAATAGGGCATACTCCTATTCAAGATGAATTTCTTTTACAAAAAGATGCAGAACTAGGCGATCCTAACAAATATTATTTTGATGTAAAAGAATATATGGGCAGCGTTATTAATGCGCATCAAAATATGCATCAAGGCATTTGGAATTGGCCGTATGAAATTACCAATGAAGACAAGGTACACATTGCCGCTGCCGTTCAGGAAGTGTTTGAAGAACAAATTGATATGGTAATGAAAATTGCCAAAGATTTAACAGGAGCCGATTGTCTAGTATATATGGGTGGCTGTGCTATGAATAGTCGAGCAAACAAAAAGGTAGTAGAACCAAAATTTAATTACATTTGGTCATTGCCGCAACCTGGCGATCCTAGTAGCAGTATTGGCGCTGTACTGTATCACACTAAGCAAAGAGTTTGGGATGCAAACCTTGGGGTTGTAAAACATATCGAGATTCGTGTATAATAGTATTATGTTGAGTACAGAAAAAAAATTTACTAGCGGAAATCAATGGATCATCGATTCGGAATATCCTAACTATAAAAATTTGTATAAATTTTTATTGCCTAGTAACGAGCAAGAATATAGTTCCGAGACATCGGCGCATTTTGCAAAACAATATCCATTGTGGAGAGATCCTAATCTTTCTGACGAATACTATTCACATAAAAAATTCAATAACGATAATTCTTCAATACCTTGGCAGCAAGAACTCGACAACATTACAAAATGGACTCAGGCAAAATTAATAGAGCATCATATCATTAAACAAATCACGCCTGTAATATCTTGGTGGATGGACTATGAGCCAGGTGGCTGGCAGGCGATGCATACGCATAGTGTAAATTGTATTACACAGGTAATTTATATGGATGAGCCCAATATTAATGAAAGTACTGCGGCAAAGGATTATACGCCTGGATCAATGTATGCGTTAATGACAGATGGAAAACCAGTATATATTCCATTTGTTGGATTTCCTGGTAGAAGTATTTTAATGACAGGAGATGTATTTCACGGAGTATATCCTGTTAAGACCACACCAAGAAGATCAATTATTATAGATTACATTTACAACAAAAATGATTAAAGACTACGGATACGAACTACAAAAATTATATCTTGAGCTAATGCTAGCAGACGCAGAAGTGTTTGTACGTTGCCAAGGTATTTTTGATCACACACTTTTTGACAGAAAATTACAAGATGCAGCAGAGTTTATTAATCTCTATGCAAAAGAATATTCTGTTATGCCTGACTACGAAATGGTTAATGCATCGTGTAGATCAGATCTTAAAAAGCCAGAAGATATCAAAGAAGGTCACAACGATTGGCTAATGGACGAGTTTGAAAACTTTACTCGCCATAAGGCATTAGAACGTGCAATTATTAATTCTGCAGATTTACTTGAAAAGAAAGACTACGGTCAAGTAGAATCTATGATTAAAGAAGCAGTACAAATTTCTTTAACTAAAGATCTAGGCACTGATTATTTTGAAGATCCTAGACAGCGATTAATGCGTATCAAAGACAAGAATGGTCAAATTAGCACAGGCTGGCCTACTCTTGATCGTAGACTATTTGGAGGAATGAATCGTGGAGAACTTAACATTTTTGCTGGTGGATCAGGTGCAGGTAAATCCCTCTTTCTTGCTAACCTTGGCGTGAATTGGTGTCTACAAGGACTTAATGTTTTATATCTAACATTAGAACTTTCAGAAGACCTAGTAGCTATGCGTATTGATGCAATGACTACTGGTATTTCAACAAAAGAGATTTTTAAAGATCTAGAAAACGTTGAAATGAAAGTTCGTGTTATTGGTAAGAAGGCTGGTAAACTACAAATCAAATATATGCCTAGTGGCAAGACTGCCAATGACCTTAGAGCATATATGAAAGAGTTTGAAATCAAAACAGGTGCTAAGATTGATGTATTACTAGTAGATTACTTAGACTTGTTAATGCCAGCAAGTCGTAAGATTTCAGCAGAAAACTTGTTTATTAAAGACAAGTATGTTTCTGAAGAATTACGCAACCTAGCAATGGAAAAACAATGTATTCTAGTTACTGCGGCACAGTTGAACCGTGGTGCTGTTGAAGAAGTTGAATTTGACCACAGTCATATTTCAGGCGGTCTTTCTAAGATTCAAACAGCAGATAACGTGTTTGGTATCTTTACGTCACGTGCTATGCGTGAGCGTGGACGTTATCAAATACAATTAATGAAAACTCGTTCTAGTTCAGGTGTAGGACAAAAGGTAGATCTAGAGTTTAATCTAGAAACGCTTAAGATTAGCGATTTGCCCGAAGATGAACAAGAGTCGCATAACGGAGCAAATAGAGGCACAAGCAGTATCATTGACAGCATTAAACGTAAAACAGAAATTAATAAAGTAGATCCAGAAACAGGCGAAATAGATCCAACCCAAGGCGCTAGCATAGGCAAAGTTCGAGCAAATGTAGGTTCGTCAAAACTACGTGAAATCTTGAACAGTATGGGTGGTGATGATGAAGACATCTAAGGTAGAGCTGTTAAAGTGGTTACCACACGAGGGCGAATATATTGAAATCGATTGGCCTAAAGTACACCGTACGATTGGTGTAGATCATACTAAATGGTTGTTAAATCAAAATCATACTAATTGTCAGGTTGTGCTTGAAAGAAACGATATGTATTGTCGTTTAATAGCAGAATTCTACGATGAACGCACCTTAGCTACTTACTATCTAATGTGGGCTAAATAATGATATGCGAGCCAAAGAATTTATTAACGAAGCTAGAGAAGGCAGTATCCAAGACGATGTTGCTGATGCACTACCATCAACCTTTTCTATTCCATCATTACAGAACCAAGATCCGTACAAACAATACAGATTTGGTATGGCCCTAGCTAGAGCAGGTGGAAGTAAGCCTGCAGATCGAGACCAGTTTTCCCCTAACACTCCTTGGGGCGAAAACGCTATTGTTGTAGCATATGACAACGAAAGCGAAAAAATGGTCAAGCAGGCAGCAAAAGAAGTTCACGCAGGTGCCGTTAAACTAATTAGCACTCCAAAATCAACCGAAGCTAAAGATGTTAATATAACAAGTTCTGTAGCAAAGCCAAAACGTAACAAATACGGAGTTTAATATGCGTTTACGTGAATTAGATGAATCTTCAGATTTTGTTACCGTAAACTCAAAACTAAACCCTAAAATTTGGGCAAGTGACAAACTCAATCCAGAAGTTAGAAATAAATTAATTGAAATTGCACACGCCTTTGAAGAATTTGTAGGCATTGATCTAGAAGTAGAAGATTACACAATCACCGGATCTAATGCTAATTATACTTGGACACAGTATTCAGATCTAGATTTACACATTATCATCCCAGGCACAGCAACAGACGAACAACGTGAATTATTTTCCGCTAAAAAGGCACTTTGGGCAGAACAACACGACATCACTATCAAAGGCTTGCCCGTAGAATGCTACGTACAAGGCGCAGATGAACCACATCACTCAACAGGCGTTTTTTCTCTGTTAGATGATAAGTGGCTCGTAGAGCCCAAGAAGGTAAAACCTCAAGTAGACGATGCTGCAATTGAAGCCAAAAAAGATGCAATACTGCGTCAGATCGAACACGCATTATTGAGCAAGGATATCGATAAGTTACGCACAGTAAAAGATAAAGTTACACAGATGCGCAAGAGCGGATTGGAACGTGCGGGCGAGTGGTCAGTAGAAAATCTTGTATTCAAAATACTTCGTAACCTTGGACTTATCGACGAGCTCACTGACAAAATTAGAGAATTGGAAGATCAAGAACTTTCTCTAGAACAGGCTATACAACCGCTTGACTAATGACATTTTTTGTCTTATAATATAAATACGCATATTATGGGGCACAAAAATGTTACACATCATCCAAGACTTATCAGATAATCTACTTAATTTAATCAAAGACGATCCTGTTCGTCCTGAAATTCCCGTTGAACAAAGAGTTAATCAAAACTCAAAAATCTTTGTTCTTCGCGACGAAACCACACAAGAACCTCTGGCAGTGACCTGCGTAAAGTTCTTAGAAAAAATTCCTAGTTCTGTGAACGATCTAGCCGAAGCTGCAATTAACACAAATACCGCAGTATTCTATACTATTTGGTCATATGCTGCTGGTGCAGGCCGTACTCTAATCGAACAGGCTCAAGAGCACATTAAAAAGGAACACCCTGAAGTGGAAACCTATGTTACTCTAAGTCCTAAGACAGAAATGGCCAAGAGATTTCACTTGAAAAACGGTGCTGAGATTCATAGAGAAAACGAAGATAGTGTAAACTACCTATACCACTAACCAGCGTGGTATCCTCTAGACTGCATAACTTTTTCTACCCCAGACCGCTTTTTCCAAGGCAGGTTCCATTTTGAAGTCTGTATTTCTTTGATAAAGAATTCTACGGCCTGGGGATTCAATTCACCTTCGACAAGATCCTGGTCAGACAGCCAATCTGGACCAATCAGCTCTGTATGAAATCCTGAGGTAAGATCCAAGGGTTGACCTTTGACCAAGGTGTCTAGAATCTTTTTAACTAGGACATCGTGATTGCACAGGCACATATGATTGTATCTACAGTCTCCGCCCTGGAAATATCCCGAGTGTCCTTGGTCCAGCATTTCATCTAGTTTTTTCTTATCCTTGTATTCGCCCCATTGAATAAAAGATAAATTTCCCTGAGCAAACAACAGATGTTCATATTGATCGCAGCCAACTAGGTCCATATCAAAGCCCGGAATAACTAGAGCACGATTTAGACCTCTTCTGGCAATTTCGTAGGCAATGAGTCCTAGGCGCGATCGCATTGCTAGACTATCAATGTGTGGTCTTTGTATGTGCTTGATAAACAGTTCAATGGCCTTGGCCTGTTCTGAAGATATGTGTTGATCAAGATCCATGATATTCCAGTTACTGATCGTAGGTTCATCTTCAAAGTACCAAAATCTTGCTGGACTGGTTAGAATAAAGATCACAATGTCATTGGGATCTATTAAATGAACAACTTTTAGGAATTCATTTAGGGCCCAGTCCTGTGCAGAACCTACCAATGAATTATTGCGTAACTGTATTACTTCACCTAGCTCAGTGGCCAAGGCGTGACTCAGTTGACGTGTCCATACGCGAATAGGATCGCGATCGGGCCACAGCGCAGACCAGCTATCACCAAATATCCATAGTCTGCGAGGATCTTTTTTAGCTTCTGGGTGTGTATGATTCAACTTCTGCCTTCCATTGATCCAGCGTTCGCTGCTCTTGTTGAACAGCAAAATCTTGGGCCAATCTCCAGGCAAGGTCTTCGTTGGTGATTAGACGGCCGTCGATCTGCTGTCTTTCTATTCTAATGCGTGTTTTTAAATTTCGGGCCATTACTCTATATGCTATCACGGGTCGTCTCCTGTAATAGTATATTTATACCCTTGTGGTTGTGTAATTGAAGATCACACAGATACGCTGTTGATGTTCTTGAGGACGTCCAGTCCAGCGCCAGTGTGTGCCGTCAAAGTCGTACCAAGTACCACCACGGGGTTCTAGACGATGCACAATGTTCTCCAAATTCTGGGGTAATTCCCAGTCCTGCATCCAAGAACGTTCACGAAGAATGTCTGTGGTGCCGTCGGAATCCATGGGGAAATAAATGCCAGTTTGATGTGGGCCTGTGATGTCAATGTGCGGTTGGCTATTGCCACGATCTCCGGGTAGAGAATTAACTACTCTTATTTTAAAAATTCTACTTAGGTTTTTGCCCTGATGATCCAAGGCTCGGAATAGGATCATTTGACAGATGTCCATTAGTTCTTCGTTGATCACGGTGTCGTTGTCATAGACCACATTGGTATATTGGTGCCAGTCGTATCTGCGAATATCTCGGGCCATTTCTGGAGGAAAAAATCCCCAATTAGTCAATGGGTTGCCGATGCGTTCAGCTAGCCAGCCCCGGACCTGACCCTCAAAAAGGTCATCAATTTGAGTCAGTTTAGGCAACAGTTCTTCAGTCATAGTATCTCCTTGTCACATACTTATCCCATAAACTGGTCAGTGAATTAAATATTGATATGCAGACCCTAGGCTTATTTTCCGAACCCGTGACTCGCCAACAGATTTGGCCCGGAACCTGGCAACAGCAGCTTGATCAGATTCCCTGTGAATATCAGACCAATCACTGTTACTCCCTGTCCCAGAGAGTTTTGGACACAGTTCCAGATCTACACCAAATAATTGAACAAAGGGTTCAACAGTGGGCTGAACAGGTTCTGGGCATCACGGATACACTCTACATCACAGAAAGTTGGATCAATGTCTATAATACCGGCGACTCCATACATCAGCACAGCCACCCTAATTCCATAGTGTCGGGAACTTGGTATTGGTCAACACCCGAAACAGAGATTAGATTTCACAAACAGGGCTTAAACTCATCTACACACTGGACTATGAAACTGGATCAAAGGCCCACAGCCTGGTCACAGACAGAAGTCATACTGCCCGTAGAACAAGGTGATCTACTCCTATGGCCCAGTTATCTACAGCACTCAACCACAGCACACACCAGCGAAGAACCAAGAAAAACTCTGAGCTTTAATGCAATGCCTAGATCTTGGGGAAGTAATTTCTATAGAGTCGGCGAAGCCGCAGCGCAAATTCCTGAGCGCGAAGCGCAGCAGCGCAAGATTTTTTAGAAGAATTATCTGCGCATATATCCGCAGAAGCCCTATCTACAAGAGAATTTAGTCAGTAAATCTTGATCAAAGTCTTCGAACAGAGTGCGCATTATACGCGAGTGTTCAGGATACTGTAGAAGCCATTGTGTGGCCAATTTTGGCACTCCAAAAAGCAGCCAGTAGTCTGTGGGAATAGCAGAGTTATAGGCATCAGTGTGAGCATAACTACGAGGCCAATAGTGTACTGAGTCGCGCCAAGAATTAAGTAAGGTAATCTGCGACTGGCGAAATGGCTCTAGGTACACAAGTAGCATTACACTAGTATTTACATCAAACCCTTATATCTATGTGAGATCCCAAGGGCAGTTTGCGTCGTTTAAGCCACTGATGTTGATGAGTTATGAATCTGTGCATTGGCGAGACTGAACTTGTGTATAACAGGATCTATGACAAACTCTAGAGTCTGCTTATGAGCTAGAATGGGATCCGGTTTAAATGACAGATCTAGAGTGGATACATACTGCGCCGTAAACTCAAAGGTTCGGCGCCAATCGGGGTGGGGACTAAATGTCTGCATACACTATATATCATCTAGAACACGAAACACTGAAGTAAACCGTAGTAAAAACTCAGTTAATATAGGACTGGAATCAATCCATACACGAGTACGATTTAAGTGGATTTCGTGACGGAGACTGTGTTGCTCTATAAAAGCAAAGAATTCTCTAAGCTGGGGATCAGAGTTTAGGAGTGCGTACTGTGGCATATAACTAGATTGTTAGTAACAGAGCCAAGAGTAAAGTACTGACTAAGCTGACTTAGCCACCATTCTAGGGGTTCTTGTATAAGATGAAGATTTTGTCCGTTAGGGAATGAACTACGTGCAGGCACTGACGATATGTTAACATAGGCTACTTTTAGAGTCAAAGACTGTAGATGTGCCAAGACTGAGTGAATACACTGAGGTTCTATGTGCTCTAAGACATCTACGCAGACTACGAGATCTCTAGGTTGTGGCAGAGTAGAATAAGCTGGGATTCCGGGATCATAGTTATCCACAGGGACTAGATCGCCGATTTTTTTACTGAGCAGAGCTTGTCCACAGCCGTAGTCCAAGATGTGCGCACAGGAGTATTGATGATAAAGCTCTAAGATATGTTCAGAGTAACGATGACCAACATCGCCCCAGGGTCTGCGCAGATGTTCTTGAACCAGCATCTGTTGATATTTGGGTGTATAAAGCATAGACTAGTATATACTAAGAAAAGGGTTTTAGAGGTCAAAAATTTGGCCGCGCAAAAAATTTGGGTGGAGTACTTTTCATTTCAGGGTGGTGATTTTAGACCCCATACCGCTAGTAAAACTACTACTATAGTATACACACTATACCGGCCACCCCCCACCACCTCAGCACCGGTCGGTCATCTCCGGTGTCCTCAGTTCAGGTCTAACCTGACCTCCACAGCGTCGAAGAGCCTCGCCAGGTTGATTGGGAATCTGATCAAACTTCTGATGATAGGGCCGTGACCAAGCTGCGTCTCTACGATCGTAGGCTGTACAGGCAGCTAGATTAGCTAGAGCTAAGGCTACGAATAAGCGCACGAACATCTTCAGTGATCTCCATATGTTGATCCATCACAGCAGCGATCATTAGATCGTGTATGACTACAGCATCCTTTTGATATGCGGGGGGCAGGTTCCGTATAAGCCGCTCAACATCTGCTTGCGATTCACAGCTCCAGATCATGTCTGCGATCTGATGTTGTTGACGATTAAGTCCGTGTAGTTCTATAGTCATTGCTGAGCCCTCTGGATCATAAGTGTACCTGCATACATTGCACCTAGTCCAGTTACTGCAACAGCTAGGGCCTGTAGCAGCTCTGTGTTGGTGATGCTATTCTCTACACCACCTGTGCCCAACATAGTGATCACAAGTCCTACTATGACGACAAACATTCCCTGACCTTCTGTAACCATTTTCAGCTCCTAGTTGTTTAGTGTATGTGTATATTATACGATCGAACTGGCCGTTTGTCAACCAATTTAGGCCACTTCTTTGAACACACGATAGCCACGGCCCTGAAGCACACGGATCGCGGCCTGTACTTCTTGATAGTTCTTTTCTTCCCAATCCAACATCTCTTTGGCGCCTTTGATGGTGTCTTCATCGCAGGTGTTACCTGTGGCAAAGTGACGGTAGAAGTAGTAGCGGCCTTCGTCACCCTCGACTGCCTGGATAGAGCCGATGTTCTTGTAGAGTTGAACTTCGTTGTGTTTCATTTGCGCTCCCTATTTGTTAATATGCGTGTATTATACGATCTTTTGGAAGACCTGTCAACCTCTAGGGTCTTTAGGCGGCAGCAAACAGCGCACGGAATTGTGACATCACGTTGTAGAAACTACGCAGTTCAGCGATAGTGAACTCGCCAGTGTTGTTTTCGATATAGATCAGGGTTTCCAGCACGGGCAGTTGGCCCAGGCGTTCTTGGATTCCTGCGATTACTCTAAGGTCTTGATTGATCATCTTTCGCTCCTTGTTTGTTTGTGTATGTGTCAATTATACTGTCTTTTGGAAGACCTGTCAACCTCTAGGGTTATTGCGCACAAACTGCCACATCTTAAACGCTTCCCCACGCAGACCCATTAGAATCCCTTCGTAGTCTGCATAGGAGCAGCAGGCCCAAAGACTCTGAGGACGATAGGTGTAGCTGCCTGAGCCATCGCCCCAATCATACTCGCGTTCTGTGTTGTGCTGTGTGACGATCCTTTTCGCAGTTGCAGCCAGCTTGTAATACTTCTGCATATGACCCGAACGCTGATCGTAGACTACCCAACCTGACACATCAACCTCCGAAGACTATGGTTCCCGCAGCAGCGGCCGTGATTAAGATGGCCTGAGCAATGCCAAAGTGGAACAGAGCCCAGGTAACTGCAATCCATCCGATGAGTTTGATCATTGTTCGCTCCTTTGTTTCAGTGTTTATAGTATAGGATCTTTAGCCCAAACTGTCAACCAAAATAGTGGAATAACCCTGCGGCGCATACGGATATGCCCGCTAGGTTAACGATCATCTGTGGCTTATTTGCCACACGGTAGCTCCAAGCAAAATAGCACAGGCCACCGCAGAGTCCCAAGACGATCTGCAGAGGATGCAGAGTGTGGAAGAAGTTCATAACCACATACATTCCTAAGAGGAATGCAGTACCGGACCATTGGAGTAAGTTGTTTATCATATGTGTATTTTAACAGCCTTTTACCAATCTGTCAACCATATTAGCCCAGGTGTTTGCAGGCACCTCTAAATGTAAATCCTGGACAGGTACAGGTTTTCTCTGCGTCGTTGACTGTGTAAGTTTTGCCGTTTGAGCCTTGGACTGTGCGTGTGTCATTTGATGCCTTTACTTTGAATGGGTTTGGTGTTACGGTTTGGAACTTCCGGCCTCGCTTGTCGAAGCCTTTGATTCCTGACTTGAAATAGAATGGCGTAGTTTCCCCTTGCTTGATATAGGCAACCAGCGTTGTGCCATCGAGTAGGTAAGTGTGGGCAGGAAACTGCCCCCCAGTGGTTTCCTGTAGGGCTTCCATTACGCTGCCTCTTCAGTGTTCTCTTGTATAAAGTCCAGCACGTCATCCGCTGAGTTTTCAATTTGTGTGTGGATGTAGTAGCATTCGTCGCTGGCGCCCATTGCTGACTGTACCAATGCGTCTGCTTCCTGCAGTAGTTCCACAGCCCTGAGCAGTTGCTGGTTTTGCTTGTTTGTTAACATCTTCGCTCCTTGTTAGTATGTGTATATTGTATGCCCAAACAGCCAATCTGTCAACCAATTTGTAATAACCCTTTAGCTTGTAGGGCTATCCTTGATCATATACTCATTGCCTTCCACTACGGTACAGCGAACATTGCGCAGTGACTCAGCCATACGATTGATGAGTTCTTCACGTGAAGTGCCTTGGCCTAGGAACCGATCGTTGTCCTTGCGGAAAGCATAGAGCATTTCACCGTGCTTTTCCACCTTGATTTCGATGTGATCTAACTCAGGTTCATCATGCTCAGGTTCAGGGATAGTGAGGCCATTGGCACGAGCCACACGAATCAAATCCTGATTCTTCACGCCCAACTCCTTGAGGATCATGGAGAAAGCAGTGAGATGAATGCGGGTCGCAGCCCTGTTACCTAGGAACCAACCCAGGGCAAAGAATATAGCTAGTGTGATCCAATCAATAAGTTCCATCGCGCTCTCCTATTGTTTAATTATATATTCAAAAACGCCAGTTGTCAACCAAAAAAAACCCTACTGTACGTGTATACAGTAGGGTGTTAAGACCGCCGATACCGGGAGCGAATCGGGTTTATTCGGCGATAGCTTCTGTCTTCGCGACAGTAGTCTTACTTACCTTGGCAGCTGTGGCCAAAGGGTTCTTCTTGACAATGTAAGCAACAGCAGCTTCTACAGCAGCATTGCCCTTGCCAAAGCCAGTTTCGACCATATAGGCACCAATCTCAGCCTTGGTCATTTCACGTGGAAGATCCACGAGGTTGATGTCAGTGTGACCATTCTTGGCAAGGATCTTGATGCGCATCACGTCATTAGCGAAACGAACCTTGGTCTTACCTGCTTGAGTGGAAACACCAGCAACCGCAAACTTCTTATCTGTAGCCATTTAAATTACCTCTTTCTGTGTGTGTTAAAAAATATACCTTTTTGGTATGTTATAAATGTAGCATCAAGTGCCACTTCTGTCAACCATTCGGTTGTCCAATTTAGACACTCGAATGGTCACAGACTCTTTCTCGTCTAGGGCGGCGATAAACTCGTCGTCATAGACCAGATCCTGAAAGGCCAAATCGAGCATTTCCTCGACCCGGACCTCGTCCGCTGTGCCTGAACCTCCACAGATGACTTCTAATCGATAGTTAAAGGTTCTCGACATTTTCCCAAAATTCCTTGCGTAACATAAACATCGTGTAGGCTTCCTTGCTCAGATACAGCGATGATTTCTCTGCATCCCAGGCCCAAACCGGCTGATGTCCATCGAAGTAAGTGGGCCGGGCGCAGAACAATTCTCCTGAAGGACCAAACTGTTGCCACAGCCAGTTGCGAGCTCGAACCCATTGTGCAATTCGAGTCTGCTTCTGGCCATGTGGCTGATAGCCTGTGAACTCGACTCTATGACTGAAGCGATCGTGCCCGTCATAGCGTCGGTCCATTTTGACCACAGTCATTGTCATAGAGACTTCAACTCCAGGTTCTTGTCAACACCATCTTTGATCCACTCTGTGAGTTCTTCTTCTTCCTCTTCCTGGAACTCACGGATAGCCTCAGCGATGCAGAACGCTTCGTCTAGTTCTGGGTAATCCCGTTCGATCTCATCAGCAGTCATGCCTTCGAGGCTAAAGTCCTCGCAGTTGCCGTCCTCATATACACCAGCAAAAGCCATACCTGATTCATAGAACTGTGCAGAAACTCGGAAGCCTAGTTGCTCTAACTTCTGATAAGCATTCACGGGTGGAGACCATGCTGAATCAAAGGTAGTGAACAGCGTCTTACCATCAGGGTGAATATCAGTCTGTCCATCGCCACCTACATCCCATTTGGTTCCCCACTCGCCGACGCAGTAGTCATACCAGTTGCTGTAGCCAAACTTTTCAACATTGGACTTCATCTGTGCTTCCAATGCGGCCTGCTTGTCTCCGTCCCCGTAGGAACCAGCCATGGTTTCTGTGAGTTCTTTGGGCACAGGAATGAACTCCTGCAGGAACTCTCCACGATCCAGTGCTTCTTTGGCACGAGTAATCATTGCTGGATCATCGTGCTCAAGGGTCAATGTGTTGTTGCACCAATTTGGCATATCACGCTCCTTCTGTTTCAGTATTAGTATTATACAACCGATCTTCGATGTTGTCAACCAAATTCTGTTCCAAAGTGTCAGCGGAGCGACTCAGAATCTGGGCCATAGTGCGTTCCACCTTAATCCTCTCTGGAAGGCTCATGGGTGTTTCCAAGGCCTTGACGGCTCGTTGAATGTATTGAAATTCCGTAGGGGTCATCGCCAATCCTTCTTGTTACCATCACGCTCGTTGTCGTTGTAGCCGGCCATGTATTCAGCCACTGAAGCCTCGTCGTTGACCGAGACTCGGGCGCCGGAATCGCCTCCCACTCCACCGTAGTGAGGATCACGTGCCCTACCGTAGTAGGAGTCTGCGGATCCACGATCATACAAGCAACCATGGGTTCCACGCACGAACTGCCAACCCTTTAGGGCATTTACAACACGCTGTTTTTCTGTTATCATCGTTCGCTCCTTATCATAGTTCTATTGTATGATCAAGCAGCCAATTTGTCAACCAATTTCAACTCAGGTTTTCCTACAACACGGCCGCCGTTGATTGTGGCGTACATTTCCGCTACAGCCCGAACGTAGAACTTCTGGGAGTTGCCATTGGGGTAAATCACGGTGTATTCCATTCGCTCTCCTAACTATGTGTCAATTATAGCAAGGATCAGCCAAAGTGTCAACCAGTTTTTTTAGCGATATGTGGATAACCTTTGAGTTTGGCGGGTTTCTTCTTGACCTTAAACTCTTTCTCAACATAGTATTTGAGCAGCTCTGTTTGGATCATTTTGACCAAATCCGAACCGTTAGATTCCGGGCAGATGAACCGAACCGGACAGTGACCCCAACTCATATGCTCTAGGAATTGGTTGTAGTAGCGTCTGTGCATCTTGTTCCTTGGATCAAAGGCTACAAGGGGGCGGGCGTAGTATTCTAATTTGCTCACGAATTTACAGTCTCAAACGGATCGTAGGAATCGTCTGTGGTTAGCCCGTTACCGGCGATCCAATCATAGACCATCTCTGTGGGGCACTCCAACATGAGAGCAATCATCTTAGGCGAATGACCTTCGATATACAGTTGCTCGATATCATAGGCAAGATCTGCGACTTTACTCATTTAGCATTCTCCATAACTCCAGTTACAACCGTGTGGGTGGTATCAACAGCATTACCAACGATGGTCTTAGTAACAGCAGGGTACAGGACAGCCAATGTTAAAAATACTCCTAACAAGAATTTAAGCATTTTATCACTCCTTACTTTGTTACGATATCTATATTATACAACCAATCTACCTATCTGTCAAGACCTAGATTCACGCACACACGTAGCAGCGGGGCCACTTAGGAAGTTGTGGCTTTTTAGCCACAACCCCCGGCACTCCGGTTAGCCCGTTTCCTTTTCGTAGATAACAGTCTGACCAAAGGGTGCTTGAGCAGATGTGTTACCTTTAACGATAAAGATTGTGTCGCAGTAGTCCTCAGGACCCCAACTACCGCAGGGATAGCCGTCTGTGAACATAATGAACTTCTTAGGGCGAATGTCATTCTCTTCCATAAAGGTAAAGTTGACATCGAAGTCTGTGCCACCGCCACCTTGAGGTTCATACTCAACCAAGTCTTCAGCGTTGTCGTGGCTGATGCTTTGGTGATTGTAGATCTCTGTGTCAAAACACCACAGGTTGATCTTGAAGTCCTCGTATTGATCCATAATGCCTTTGATCTCAGAAAGGAATACAGTTGCATCCTCTTCACCGATCGAACCCGACATATCGATTGCAATAGCCACGTCAATGGTAGTTGCTTCTTTCATACCAGGAAGCACCGCACCTGAGTGTTGGCTCTTACGATTGTAGCGAGCGAATGAGTAGTCATTACGCACAATAGATTGGATCTCTTGCTGAACCAATTGGCGCCAGTCCATTTTAGGCTCAGTCATAGTCTTGATCATACGCATAATGCCCGCAGGAGTCTTACCTGCACCAGCGGCCGCGGCACTTTGGATCATAGCCTCTTTGATCTCTTGACGCAGTTTCTCAGCTTCTTCCTTACTGAGCGTAGGCTTCTCTTTGCCGTCTTTGGTCTTGTCGCCAGGGCTACCAGCACCTTCTTCTTCTTTAATGTGCTCGTCCAAAAGGTCACCCAATTGCTTCAGCAGTTGATCCATAGGGATCTTCTCTGCTTGTTCATACAATTGATCGTAGATTTCTTCCCAAGCCATACCACGATACTTGGGATCGTAGCAGATCTTAACCTCGGTGATCTTCTCACCGATGCGTTCGTCTACAAGGATTTGGTTTACGGCATAGTCCTGTGCGATGTTAGACAGCATACGATCACGTGAACCTACGCGACCAAAGTGATCAAAAACGCAGTGGCAGATCTCGTGTGCCAGCAGGAACTCTAACTTCTTAACAGACAGTTTGTTAATGAAGTCCTTGTTATACATAAAGTCACGGCCGTTAGTTGCCGCGGTAGGGCACCAGTCTGAAGCGTCCATCAAACGCATACGGGTGGCCATATTGCCGAAGAAGGGTGCTTTCAAAAGCAGGCCTACTCGTGCAGTAGTTAGTTTCTCAACGATTGGATCCATAAGTCGCTCTCCTTAGTATGTATATATTATAGCACCGGAAATCCAATGCGTCAACCGTAAAAAAAGGGTGTTGTATTTCTACAACACCCCCGCAATGGGCGAGGTCTTAATTCTCCATTGCTGAAAGAACATACTTGCCGAAACGCTTGTGGAACTCGTCGAACGACTTCATCTTAGTAGCGTCCAGGGGCAGGTCGTAGTTAGTAAGAGCAGTCTTTGCACCCATAACAACCAACTCTGTTGGGAAGTTAGCCATCATATAGGCAAAGAAGTTATCTGCCATACCGTCCCAGTCCTTGACCTTCTTCTCAGCACGGTCTTTCAACTCGTAGCAGAGTGAAACAGTCAACGAATACATCGCAGACACTTCTTTGATCTGCAGGTCCTTGACCTTGCCATCCAAAATGTCTTCTGCCTTAGGCAGTTTGCCTGCGATCTTACGGTGAGCCATAAACTTATTGCTCAGACCGTCACCAACGGCACCCGCAATCAGGGTAGCCAAAGTCTCGTTGTCAACATCGTCGTCGCTGAGCAGGTCAGAAACGAACATCCAAGAACGAGGAGTAGCAAATGACTTGCTAGGGCTCTTAGGATCGAAGTCATACAGGTCTTGCTTGGCAAAGCCTACATAACCTACGACATCTGGATGCACCTTGTTCAAGGTAGCCCAGTCTTGCCAGTCATCAAAGTCCACTTTCATTTCCAAGTGAACGAAACGGTTAGCCAGCGGAGCAGGCATACGGTAGGTAACACCACGGTCACCTTCACGGTTACCAGCGGCGACTACGTCAACACCCTTAGGCAGTTCGTAGGTACCAACACGACGGTTCAGAATCAACTGATAGGCCGCGGCCTGAACAGCAGGAGGAGCAGAGTTCAATTCATCCAAGAAGATGATTGCCTTGCTATCTGGGTCCACAGGCAGTTCTGCAGGAGGAGCCCAAGTCATTTTGCCTTGATCGGCATTGTAATAAGGAATACCCTTGATGTCGGTGGGCTCCCAAAGTGCTAGGCGGACGTCGATGACCTCACGACCTGCGTCTTCACCGATCTGCTTGACGAGATCGGATTTACCAATGCCTGGAGGACCCCACAGGAACACTGGACGGCGAACATTGACCGCCTTACGAATTGCCTTCTTGGCGTTTTTAGGACCAACTTGGCGAACGGAAACATCTACTTGCTTTGACATAAGACCTCGCTTAAAAAACAGTTAAAACAATTACTCTCTCAGTATCATTATTGTAGCACCAGGTGCCCAACCTGTCAACTGATGATTTTCACATAATTTAGGGCTGTTGTTTTATCGCCACGATGCTGTTTGATCTTGGCCTTCACCCGCAGTTCACCTTCTACAGCACGTGAGAACCAAAAGTCCACAAATGACTCACCTGCACGGGCGTAGATCTTGAACTTGTTGTATTCAGGATTGTAACGCGAACGTATTACAGTCAGAGAGATCACAACAGTATCCCCTACAGCGCCCGGGAGTTGCTCACTTTGGAACAGTTCTCGTTTCATCTCCGTCCGGGATTGCTCCATGCGAGCTGACTGGGGCAAGCAGCTGACAATGGCGAAGTCCAACATATCACGGCCCGTGAACTCGTCCTTTTGGGCAATCTTGAGAGCAGTCTGCTCGAAGTCTGTGATCTTCCCAGTCAGCAGCTTCATGGTGAAGGTGTTGATCTGTGCGCGATATTGCTGTCCCTGAGCGATCTCTTCTGCTGTAGGCTGCACATTGTCGCGGAGCCATTGCTTGACCAAGACCTTGTTTGGTTGCTTGATCACGGTGTTGTAGTCTATCCCGTGGGTGGCAGTAGCAGCATAGACTGGCTCTTTGCAGTAGCCGCCATTTTGAACATCAGCCCTAACAGCCAGGCCCCATACTTGATCTGCTGTGAATTGCATTCTTCGCTCCGTTGTCTAACTGTCTCTATTATATAGCTGATCGCCCAAGTTGTCAACCGGTTTGGAGAGTGCCGGCCGGTGTGGCATTTTTGCAACATCCAGCCAAAAGAAAAGCCGCTGTAGTAGCGGCTCAAAGAAAGTCCCCGGGAGCGAATCGGATCGTTTACTTTAGGAGCGACTCTTAAAGAGTGATACCCATTGCGCGAGCTTTGTAGCCAAGTGCTACGATCTCACGGCTTGGTTGGCCCAACTCGTATTCGGTAACAGTCACACCGTTGCCAGCAACACGAGTGTTGGCATAAACAGCGTAACCATGCTGACGAATGCGGCTTGCTTCAGCAGCCAAGTTACCTACGCCGAAACGCTTAGTTGCTTCGGATTGGGTAAGTTTTGCACCATTGTAAAGTGCGTTGAAGACCTTGAAAGTCTTGGTGTCTTTAGAAATGCGTTTCATTTTGTTTCCTTTTAAGTTAATATAGCTGATTACTTGTTCTTCAGCGTTCTTAAATATTAGCAGAACGCTCTGGAAGAATCAACCTCAATCTTTCCTTTTTACGGATACATTCGCTCGAAAGAAAGTTCCTAGGATCACAACAGCAGCCCAAGTAGCCAAACCAAATTCAATAGCCAGGCTAGGGAACAGCGTGTTCAGTGACCAGATCACAAGCCACGGTCCAATCGCCAACAATACAACGATCAGCAAGAATGCCAATGCGATCTTAATTACGGTACTCATAGTAATTCTCCTATCTCTTCTGCTAGTTTAACAGACTCGATTTCCTTTTGCAAGAGCTTTTCTGCTCGTTTTCCATTTACTGAAGTGCCACCCTGATATACTTTGTAGAAGTGGTCAGCACAGTAGCTCTTTCCAGTTAGATTGGGCTTACCGCAGTAGTGAACAGAACCCTTGCGGGGGTCCTGTTCGGGCCCAATCCACTGACAGGTCAGCGGACGGTAATCCATTATGCAATTCCTTTCATAACAGTGACCTTGGCCATATTCTGCCAGTTAGATGGGAAGCTCTTGCGCAGGTCTGCGACTTTGAGCACAGTACGCAGGCTCAGTTCACGCATAGTAGCGCGATTGTCGTCGATGAAGCTGACAACCTCATCTTTGGCAATGTCCTCCAGCTCGTAGCTATCCAACATACCATCCTTGACAATCTGCTTGATACGCAGTACCTTCTCGCGATCTGTGTCCATACGCAGATCAATATAGTGACAGCGTGACTCTAGGGCCGCCAAGTGCTCCTGCAGTTTCTTAGAGCGAACGTTCTCAAACTTCAAGTTAGTGATAAAGATAGCACCACCCTTGAACTCGAAACGATCTGGCACTCCTTCTGAACGAAGCAGACGGCTGTCAGTGTTCCACGAAATGGTACGCTTCTTGCTAGAGTCCAAAGCGGCCTTAAGAATGTTAAGTGCAATGTCGTCCAAAAGAATTGAGTCACAGTCGTCGAACACAAGAATGTTCTTAGCGTCTGAGTATTTGTAGAGCTTAGTGTACAGACCAATGGCTGACATTGCGCCCTTGACGATCTCATATTTGGGCTTACGCTGACCCATCATATCAAACAGATCGTCTTTGGCAAGTACTTCTTCAACGCCAAAGGATTTGCCCACACCTGGAGGGCCTGTGACGATCATAGCACGTACATCACCATTCTTGACAGCTTTAGTCATATCTTTGAGGATGTCAAAGCGCAGACGAGTGCGTTCGATGATGTCCTCGTCGGACTCGTGTGCTACAGCAGTATCGGGCACCTTGATCTGAGTGAAATCGGTGACCTCTGCGCCTTTGGCACTCTTTGACTTTAAAGCAGTCAGCATTGATACCCCTTGTGGAATTTGTGTTGCTTGAACAGTACCTGCGACAGCATAGTCGCCCTGACGGCACTTGATTCGGATATTGCGCTCAGGGAAGCCCTCTACACTAGTACCATCAACAGTAACATAGCCGTCGCCGTTCTTAGACACTTTGTAATCTTCTACAAGATTAAAAGTAAGTCCTGCAACGTTAACAGGTTGACCCTTGATGTTGTACCAGCCTTCAGTGAATGTAATCTGCATCTTCGCTCCGTTTTGTTTAACTATGACTCTATTGTACCATCAAACAGCCAACCTGTCAACCCCTAAAAATAACCCTTAGTCTTCTAGGGTTTCTGCTTCCATCAACACAGCAGCGAGCAAGCGGTAGGGGCGTCCGTATTCGGAAACATACCACTGATCGTCCGAACGGAAGATATACTCGTATTCCTCGTACTGGTGATCCTTGACGTAGGCTTCGTAGTTAGCGAAAACAGCAGCTTCAGTATCGCTCTCACCACGATCTCGACCGTAGGCACAGGTCCAGTTGTTGCGGTGATCTTCGTTGGTATAGCGAGCATCGAAGTCGTGAGGCTCACCGATCTCAGGACGCAGCGAGCTGATCGATCCCAAGAGCATGAGTGCCAGGACCTTGGCACGATCTGTATAATGTTCGCTGAGAATTTGACCGTTGTGATCAATGTAGCCGTCCCAGTGGCAGTAGATCTGCATTACGCGGCCGTCGGGTTGCTCCATTGCAATAGTGCTTCGTGTAGCCATTGTTCGCTCCTGTGTGTTGCTAAGCCTATATTATAACAGGGCCCGTAGGCCCTGTCAACCCCTTAAATTGCTTCAAATGCCTTAAGGGCTTCTTGTGCGCTCTCGTCCAAATAGACAGCGTCCATAGCCCGTTGCTTCTCAGCGGCTACCAACTTGCGATATGCTTCCAGCTCTGCTTTCTTTGCTTCCATAGCAGGCCACTCCACGTCCGTAGGGTTGAGGTAAGGACCCGTGTAGTCTACCTTGTCTGCTTTAAGGGTAATCTCGCCTGAGCGGATGCCCTCAAAGACCATACCCCACGTAGGCTGTTCTGGACGGCCACTTGCGCCGTAAAGTTCTACAGCCTTAGCCTGCACCTTCTCTTGTGCTACTTCGTTAAGACGACGGACAAAATACTCACGTGCTTGCGCTTCCATAGTTTCGCTCCTTAGTTGCGTTGTTGAAGTGTTTATTATACTGTCAAAAGCAGGGGCTGTCAACCCCTGTTGTTTTTATGCAAACAAATTAAACTTTGCATCCCACGCACTAATAAACGCAGCGCCTACGTCTAAGCTAACGTAATTGTCGCCTTGCATCCCTTGCTCGCTATAGTCTATGTCTAAGTTGTTAAGACCCTGCAGCGCGAGGAAGTTGCGCAAGTCTGTCATAAATCCCTCGTCTGTGTAAATGAGACCGTCTGTGTCTACATCCCAAAACTTAGTGTTAAAGTATACACGCAGCTCGCCGAAGTCTTTTTCGTCGTTTACATATGCAAGTCGCATATCTGTAACGTGTACAGGCTTTGCAACGTTAGACCAGTAGCCGTCGCCGCTAGTGCTAAAAATTGTCTGTTTCATTTCGCGCTCCTTTGTGTTACTAAGTCTCTATTGTATGCTCACGCAGCCAATTTGTCAACCTCTACACGCAATAACCCTTCAATTAGCTCGGGTAATCGTTTCTTAGCTTCTTCCTCTGCTTGCCAGATCAGATCAGCAGCACAACCGTCCCTGAGAACCTCGCGAGCATCTTCGTAGAGGTAGCCACCGCAGATCGACGATCCCAGTTCCATGTCATTGAACATGACACGAGCCCTGAGCATAAACCAATCCAAATCGCCCCGGTTAACCTTGCGCTCTAAGTCCTCTACATCACAGCAGGTATCATCAAAGAGATCGCGGATAGTGCAATCTTCCCAGGTCTTGTCCACGATCACAGTGACCCCATTGTGCTGTTCGCGCAGCAGTTCGTCCCAGTAACGCATCATGCAGTCTCCTTGATAGAATCAGCAACCAATTTGTGGCAGGTGTTCAGGGTCAGCATCATCACGTGTGCAGCCAGCGCAGCATCCTGGCCTGTGAACTGATTGATTATATCGTGCAGCTCGTTGAGATCTGCGGGAGTGTGCCAAATATTGCTATGTGGAATCGGGTTAGTCATCATTCGCTCCTTAACGTTACAATACCTGTATTATACTGCCGAACACCCAAGGTGTCAATCACCTCGAATGTCCGTGTTCAGTGTAGGGTTAACAGCTCTACGGATTTCTACTTCCCTACGGTGTGCAGCCGCTTTGCCGCGGATGACCTCATGTACAAGTACTTCAATCTCGTTCTTGTTCGCGAGCTTGCGCAGTTCTTGACACAAGAGCCAGTTCTTCGACTCTGTTTTGGCACGATAGAAGTGTTTCGCGGCACGTGCCAACACTGACTTATTAATAGTTGACTCTGTCTTGGCAGTGACGCCAATGTAGTTTTGACCATTAACACGCAGTTCGTAGATGATGTGATTGCGATCTACACGCTTCTTTCGTTGTACAGTGGTCATTGCTCGCTCCTTCAACATATGTATATTGTACGATCGAACTGCCAAAATGTCAACCAATTTGTTAAAGACCCTAGAGGGCCTAGGGTTATTTGACGTGATCCTCGATTAGCTGCGCGAGTGCAGCAATTGCGTCTTGCTGAGCTTCGTCGTCGAGATCCGTGTAGTGCTGTATACGTGCTAAAGCAGCGTAGAAGACGTGCTGTAGTTCTGTCATTGCTGTCCTTGTTTAAATGCATATTATACAAGCAAACAGCATTTTGGACAAGAAAAAACCCTATAGTTTACTAGGCTATAGGGTTTCTCCCGTGCTGCTGCACTCTGCGCCAGTGACTAGATGGCTCGCAGCTTGGTGGGCCCCCCGTGAGTCGAACACGGCACCAACGGATTATGAGTCCGCTGCTCTAACCAACATGAGCTAGAGGCCCTAACTGGCCACGCATAAGGGATTCGAACCCCTGACCCACAGCTTAGAAG